CTACAAGGTCAAACTGGGCTGGCGCAACCTGTCGCGCTGCAGAGGATCGTTCGCTCGGTTGAGGTCGATGCCAATGAACTGGCGGCCGAGCTGCTGTGCGACTTGCCCAGTGGTGCCGCTGCCGAAGAAGATGTCCAGCACTACGCCACCCGGCGGCGCGCCTGCCAGGATGCAGGGCTCGATCAACGCTCGCGGGAACGTAGCGAAGTGAGATCCTGGGTAAGCCTCCGTGGGCACAGTCCACACGCTGCGCTTGTTGGCAGTGGTGGAGTAGTGCACCTCGTCGCGGTCGGGGCGGTGCTGGGCCTTTTGGCCGTGCTCGCCGGCGGTGTTCTTCGTCTCTCGGGCGAAGCTGTTGCGCTTGCTGCCCTTGGTGCGCTCTTTTGGCTCACCGTCCGCATAGCCCCATCCAACGCCGTTGCCCCGCCGGCCCTGCATCTCTGGCGTGGCCCAATCTGCGGCGTCCTTGCTGCCGTGCGTTGCCCAGCCCGCCGGCGTCTTGTACCGGTCGCGCGCCTTGTAGTCCATCGTTTCAAAGGACAGCGCCTTTGTTTCGGGGGACAGGGGTGTGCGGATGGAGGCCTGGTCAAAGTAGTACCGCTCGGACTTGGCCAGCAAGAACAGGTACTCGTGTGCCTTGGTGCACCGGTCCTTGATCGACTCGGGCATGGGGTTCGGCTTGTGCCAGATGATGTCCTGGCGTAGCCACCAGCCAGCGTCCTGCAGCGCGAATGCGAGGCGCCAGGGCTGGCCCATCAGATCCTTCGGCTTGATGCCTCGGTCACGGATGGTGCCTGTCCCGCTGGCCTTTCGTTGTGACGCAGCAACTTGCCGCGCGCTCATCGCTGACACGCCGATGCCGCCATAGTCGCGGCCCTGCGAGCCCCAGCTGCCGGCGTAACTGTCGCCCATGTTCACCCAGGCTGTGCCTTCGGGCTTCAGCACCTGCCGGGCCAGGTCGAACACCTCTACCATGCCGGCCAGGAATTCGGCCAGAGTGGGCTCGCTGCCGATCTCGTACTGCTTGTCCGGGTGCTCGGCCGGCAGGTAGCTGCGCAGGCCCCAGTAGGGCGGGCTGGTCACGATGGTGTCGACCTGCACGCCGTCGGCGATCATCTGGCGCAGCACGGCGCGAACGTCGCCGAAGTGGCAGCGGTTCAGCCAGGAGTTGTCGTGTGACTGCATCGTGTTTGGACTCGTCAGGAGGGGATGACAGCGATCACGGTGTTCACCCCCGTGCCGCTGGCCTTGAAAGAGTTCTCCGGCAGCGGCTCGATGTGACCCCCGTGCTCCTCGACCAGTGCGATGAAATCGCGGGTTTGCCTGTCGGTCCGGAAGGTCACGCCAGCAGCCATCACGGCCACCAACAGCCCTCCGGGTTTCAGGAACTGGAGCGCGTGGACCACGTGCTCGATGTCGGCCTGCTTCATGAAGGGCGGGTTCATCACCACGCGGTCGTAGACCCGGGCCGGCTGCATGGTGAGAAAGTCGATGTTGGAGAGAGCTCGGCAGCGCTTGTCGCTCACCAAAACGTCGAAGTTGGCCTTCATCATCTCCACGCAATCAACGACGGCGCCGTGCTCGTGGCACGCGAAGGCGATCGCCCCCTGTCCAGCACTGGGCTCGAGCACGGTCATCGCGGGCCCAATGTCGGCCAGCTCCATGAGGCGGTCGACCACGGCAGGCGGTGAAGGGAAGAAGTTGAATTCGTCCTTGGGTACTTCCACCGAACCAATGAGGATGATCTGGTCCATGCGGTCAGATGCATCGGCCGCGAAGACGTGCGCACGCGCTTTGCGGTTCCATTTGCCGCCAGCAGCTTCGAGCACCTTGTTCGTGCGATCGTAGAGCTTGCGGTCAAGCTGGCCCGTGAGGGTGACGTTGCAGCCTTCGGTGGTGGCTGCGCTGAGTACGGCGAGGACTTCGGGATCAATGCGCATTCGGTTCTCCAGAATTGAAAAAGCCCGCTTTCGGCGGGCTGGTGTTGAGGTGTTCGGGCGGTGTCACAGGTGATGGCTTGCGGCCAAGCGGTCGAAGGCGGGCGTGGGAGTCTCGCCCAGCCGCTTCATGATCAGCGACAGCTCCCGCACGAGGATGGCCTGCGGATCCGTGGGCTCAGACCAGTGCGCGGGCTCCTGAATGCCGATGGTCGTCAGCACCAAGCGGATGTCTTCCTCGCTCACGGGCGTAGCCACCTGCTGGGCGGCCTGGAGGGCGAGCGCTTCGAGGGTGGGGAAATTGGCCAGCTTCTGGCCCTTGAGCCATTCGGCTGCGCGGTAGAACACTACGGGGGACAGTTGCTCGGCGGCAGTCGCGGCGATCCGCGTGGGGGCCTTGGGCATGATCTGAGGTTCTTTCTCTGGTGTCATTGGGGAAATGGCGGTGGCGGCCGGCGCTGCGTTCTCGCGGGCGAAGCGCTTCATGGAGCCCAGTTCGTTCATGTCGCCGCGCGGGTCGTTGCGGCTGCCCAGGCTGACGCTGAAGTCCCGGGAGGCGCCGTTTTCTGCAATGCAGGTCAGCACGCCCCGGTTGCTTTTGCGCTCATATCGCTGTGGCGAAAGGCCTGCCTGCATCGCCATCGTGTGGATGTCTCGTTGTCGGCGTTCCATGCGGCTACGCGATCACTGATGCGGGGCTGTCGCTACGCCGCTTTCTGCCTCGCCACCCAGTGCTTCGATCAGGTCCGGGATGAGCTTGCCCAGTTCACCGGTGGCAATCGCCACATCGGTGTCGAAGCCGCCGTCGTCGGCCTTCTTGCCCTCGAACACCGTGTCCAGGAAGGCCAGCTTTTTCACCTGCAGGCCTTCGGTCAGCAGGAACGAAACCCGGTCATCCCAGGTCATGGCGAGCTTGGTGGGCAGCTTGCCGGCGTCGATGTGGGCCTGCACCTCTTCGATGTCCAGCGGATGCCGGCCGTAGACCACCCGAGACTTTTCCTCGCTGGCGCTCTTGAGCTCGCATTCGCGGTCCACCGTGAATCCTTTGGGCGGTTCTTGCTCTTTGAGCCAGTGGGCCATGGCCGCCTGAGGGCTGGTCTGGGTGTTGATGAGCGACACCGACAGGCCTGGCAGCGACTCGACCAGCAGCGTCACCACCTCGTCGGCGCGGCCCTGGCTGGAGGTGTCCAACACCAGCAGGCGCGACGCTGTGTCGATCCACACCCACATGGAGCACTGCTTTGTGAAAGCCATGGGCAGCAAGTCGAGCTTGGCCTCGTCCTTGAGCTCCTTGGTCTCCTTGCGTCCAGGCTTGCGGCCCGTTTCCTTCTCGATGCGGTCGGCCTTTTCCTTCACCTTGCGGGCCAGCACGCTGGCGGGCAACGTCTTGGACTCGACCATGAAGCGCAGCATCCACTGCCCAGCGACGGATTCAGCCAGCGCACCGTGCGCCTCGCCGCGTGGAGGCATCCAGCCCAAGGATTTTTCCTGCGTTGCGCCGCATTCCAGGAAGGGGCACTTGGCCAGGGCTTCCTCGACGGCCTGCAGGTCGGGCAGCCAGCCCGGCGCGATGCGGTAGATGATGAGGTTGTGAAACATGTGTGTGAGGGTGGCCCGCGCAGGCGGGCGGGTTGCTGGATCAGGCGCGCCTACAGGGCGCCGCCCTCGGTGTCGTCGGCCGGCAGGCGCTCAATCTCGGGAGCCGTCTCGAACTTCGTGAACGGCATGCCCTTGATGCGCTGGGTGAAGAAGACGCCCATGGATTTGGCGGCCATGAACTCGGCATGCAGCTCCGGCTTGACCCCGCCGTAGTGGTAGACCGTGGCGCCGCGCGTGAACCGCACTGCCAGCACCTGTCGCTCTGGGTCGTAGCCGATCGCTCCGAGCTGTGCGCTCTTGACCGGGGCCATGGGGATGCCCGGTTGCTTCTTGGCGGCGGCGCTCATTGCGATTGCCTTGCCAGAGTGGAGAAGGTGTGCAGCGCGGAGAGGATGGTGTTCTCCACGAAGCGGATGCCGCTGAGCTTCGCGCCGGCGGCGGGGAAGTTGTCCACGGCCTGTGCGCCCAGCTTGCGCACGTTGGCGATCAGCGCGGCGGCCAGCATGCGGGTGTCGCCTTCGAGAGATTTCGGGTCCATGCTTGGCGTGAGGCCCACCAGCGCGGCCAGCTCGGGGGTGATGTAGGCCGTGCTGATATGGTGCTGGGGCCGTGCGTCTTCGCCAGCGCCTGATGCGTCAGCAGCGTTCTGCGAGAGGGCCGCCGCATCCTTCGGCGCGGCGTTGGCGGCGCTGCCGGGCTGATGCTGTTGGCCTTCACGAAAGGTGAAGTCCTTGCCGAACAGATCGGCAAGGTCTGGCAGCGGGTCGCCCGCGGCGCGCGTGGCACGTTTGGCGCTGAGCACGTCGGCCAGCAGAAGGGCGGCGAGACGGGCGCCGAGGGGCGGGGCGGTGCGTTTTACAGTCATGACTGATCCTTAAAAATGGGCAAAAAAAATCCCGCTCGCGGCGGGTGTGGTGGAGAAGCTGGGTGCTCAATGCACTGTTGGAACTTTTATTGATGCGTGGATTCAGTAGCCGCTGACGGATCTCCCGTCACCGGTACTCCGGCTTTCAACCCATGACCACAAAGGAAGCATTCCGATGCGCTCACTCGCATTCGCCTTCGTTCCCCTTGCCGCCATGATGATTGGCTGCCAAACGAGCCCTGTATCCCCTGCGGAGACGAGAGCTCAGGTTCCTGCAGAAGCGCCGTCTTCGGCCGTATCTCAAAGTGCTGTACCGAAATTCGGGCCGTTGACTCGTTAGAACTGCGGCCGCGCTGCTCGGCAGCGTTCGATTGCAGTGGCGAGGTCAGTGCTTTTCCTGAGCCAGCGAGTCTTCGTAGCCCTGCAGCAGTGGCGACAGACACACCCGCAAGTCAGCGGGCTCGTCCAGTGCGGCGCCGATGTTGGCCAGCGCGCAGCCCAGGGCATACAGCCCGCCGTAGATGGCGAGCATCTGGTCGTGCTCCTGGCTGTACCTATTCAGCAGTTCAATGATGGGTTGGCCGACGCTGCTGACAGCGTGCGTGGCCTGTTCTGGGGTGAATTCGTTGGTCACCTTGTGGGTGCCTGGTGGCAGGGTTTCGCTCATGTGGCGGTGCTCCTAGAAGTTGATGGAGTTGAGGTGCTTGACCATCGCGTCGCGGATGGCCGGGAGGTCGCAGGCGCGGTAGAGCTTGCTGGTGCCCCCTGCGGACACATGCTTGAAGCCCAGGGTTTCCAGGCCGGCTGCGTCGACGCTCAGCGGGGCAATGCGCTCCTTGAGCTGGGACAGGGACACCCGCGTGCCGTCATCCTGGACAGAGGCTTCAGCGGGCGTAGCGGCAGCGGGCGCTGCAGCGGCGCGGCTCCAAGAACCGCCGCCATAGGCCTTGCCGGTGCTGGCCGCCGGTGCGGGGGCCGCAATGGGAGCATGCGCCGGGGCGGGAGCCTCCTGCAGCGCTTCCATGGCGCCCCAGTCGTCCACTTCGAAGGGCTCTGCTTCTTCGCCGTCTGCTACTGATTCAATAGCTGCCTGCGCTTGCTGGGCAATGATGTTTTGCGGGGCAGGGGCTGGTTCTGGCGGAGGCGCGGCGCTGGCCTTCAAAGCGGCAAGCTCGGCGCGCAGCTTCTCGTTCTCGATGCGCTGCTCTTCGCGCTGGACCAGGGCGCGCAGCCCGACCACAGTGTTGTCGCGCTCGGCCTGGGCCTGCTGCGCGAACTCTTCCCACTCCTCGCCGAAGGTCATCTCCAGCAGCTTCTCGATGGCGCCGTTGATGGTCTCCAGCGGCTGGCCCTCGGCCTGGACCGCATAGGCGCGCAACTGCTCGATGTTCGTGCGGTGGGCTGCCACGCGATTTGCTTCCTTGCGCTCGCGGTCTGCCTTTTCTTCGAGCTTGCGCTTTTCCTCGACCTTGATCTGCGCGTCGATGGAGTCTTCCACCGGCTTGACGATGGCCACCAGGCGCTCCACCTCCGTGCCCATCACCTCCTTCAGTTCGGCGACATCGGCCTTCACCTTCTTCTCGGCCCGGGTGATCGCGAGGCGGCCGTCGTCACGCAGCTCGGCGCGGGCAGCCTTGGCTTCGTTCATGCCCTTGGTGGTGGTCACGTCGTAGACCACGTTGCGGTACTTGTCGGCCATGGCCTGCAGGCCCGCCTCGGTGTCCTTGAACTGGGCCAGCACGGTATCCCGGATGGACAGGGGCTTGGAGAGGATGGCGCCGGGCGCCTGGGGCGCGGCAACGGAGGTGCTCGTGGTGTCAGTCATGGGGCTCCTTAGAAAAGGGTGGGCAGGCGCACCTGGTTGCGCTGCTGGGTTGCAGTTGAAACTTCGCGGGCGATCACATCGATGACGCTGTCGATGCGGTGCCCTTCGTCGAATTCGCGGATGAGCTGGCCGTAGTACCAGCGGGCGGCCTCGACCCGCTCGCGGATCAGTGCCTCTTTTTGGAAGTCGCGCTCGATGAGCCAGGTGGTCACGCGGTGCTCGCGCGGGATGTGATCGACCACGTGCATGTCGAGGGGCTCGCCGCGGCGCAGGTCCTCGGGGGTGTTCACCAGGACGTAGTTCACTTCCCACTCGTCGGCATCCCACAGGGCCATGTATCCGCGCATCTGCCATTCGTAGAGGGGCGTCACGCAGTCCACCATCCAACCAGGGAACGTCTTGATCGACCATGGGGCCTTGATGTCGTGCCCACGGCGCTGGGGCGCGTTGAACAGGTCGCACTCGCCGGTGATGAGGCCATTGGTCCGACGCTCGGTGTTCTTGGCCAGCGTGAGGCCGCGCACGGTGTTGAGCAGCGCAATGCACTCCTCTTCGACGCGGATGCCTTTCTCGATTTCCTTGCCGCCGATGTCGAACTCCACGCCGAAGAGCTCTTCCTTCACCAGCTGGCGCAGGTAGGTACGTGCCCCCATGGATAGGTCACCTTCGGCGCGGGTCTTGGGGTCGGGCATCAGGTGGCCCAGGCTCGAGCAGCGGAACAGGATGTCATTCATGCTGCGGCGCTCCGGTCATCAGGCGGCAGGGTCGCTCCGTGCTGCTCGATCGCGTGCTTGAAGGCGGAGTACCCGTCGCGGTCGTTGGCCGCCTTGAAGACCGCGACACCGGCCTTCATCACCCGGGTGAGGTCCGCCCGGGTTTTGGTAGCGCGGGCATCCTGGCACCACTTCTGCAGCACGGTGACCTTGCCACGCGCCTCGTCGGCGTTGAGATCCTGATCCGTGGTCCCGAACGGCGGCGCGCCCTTGCCGTCGTCGTCCTCGTCCGCTTCGGCCGTACCGGTGATGGCCTTGAGCGTGTGGCGCTCCAGATAAGAGGTGGTCGAGATGACGGCCTGAATGCCGTTCTTGCCGCCACTGGGATCCGGCGGGGCCGTGAGGGAAACTTCGTCGGCATGCCCTTGGCGGTGGCGCAGCACGCAGGTGACCGTGATGGCGCCGCCTTCCTGGCGCATCTTCCAGGACCAGGAGAAGCCCAACTCCGAAAGCGGCGGCCCGATGCGGGTTGTCACGTCCGACAGGACCGCGTGCTTGTATTCGGTGTGCCCCACGCGGCTGTCGAACTCCACCAGCCGGCGCTTGGGGATCACGATGTTCCGTGCGCGGAACTGGGTCATGCCGTCGTAGAAAGCCTTCTCGGCCTCGCGGCGCTCCCACCGCTCCTGCACATCCAGCATGCGCTCGAACAGGTCGAGGCTCCCGCCCTGCGCCAGCACGGACATCATCAGGCCGGCGGGAGAGGTGGGCACCAGTTGGCCCAGCGCCTGGGCTGCCACGGCTGGCAGTGCTGCGGAGGGATTCGCCTGCGGCGCGATCGCGAACGCAGCTGGCGCCTCGGCCGTTGCGGTTTCAGTCATTGGGGCTCCTCAGAGGAAAGGGGGATTCACGTGCACCATGAACAGGGCAAGTGCTGTGGCCGTGGCAAATAGCCAGGCGGTGAAGGCGAGGGCCGCGGTCATGCGGGCTCTGCGTGTGTCGGATCGACCGCGCCGCGCATCTCGCGGACCGTGCGCAGCGCGCGGTTGTCGCCGCAGCCGTAGCGCTGCAAGGTCTCGCCTGCGTCCTGCAGTTCTGCGAGGAGGTGTTCGACCTTCTCGCTGTCAGTCAGATCGGCGAGGGTCACGGCCGCTGCTCCCGGTGGCACACCAGCGTCTTGTCGTCTTCCCAAGAGAACGGAGCGCCTTCGCACACCCGGCTGGCCACGAAGTTGCGGGAGTCCTGAGCTTCTGCATCCTGCTGATCGGCCAGCTCTTTGGACTCGTCTGCGGCGATGGCGCCCATGCCCAGGGCAAGGACTGCTGTGATCAGAATCAGGGAGTACTTCATGGGGTGCCTCTCCGTCGGTTCTGCACCTGCTGGTGCAGGGATCGTTGGTAGTTGCGGTCGCCGGCCTCGATGGCGGCCACCTCTGCCCAGGCCCGGGCGCGCAGGCGCTGCAGCTCTTGGTCGGCGATGGGCGGCGTAACGGTCGGCAGGGCCAATGAGTTCGCGAGGGTGGGGTGCACGTGGTGCATGGAGCCTCCGTATGGGCGAAAAAAAGCCCGCGTATGCGGGCTGGGTTGTTGGCGTCAGTCGCCGCAGAAGCAGGCGATACCTTCTTCGTCATGCTGGGCTGAGCGCAATATGTCAGCACCACCGGCATCCACCAGCCCGGTGTGCACCAACACGGGCTCATGGCCGAAGGCATCGGCCTGCGCAAGCACGCTGTGCAGCATCTGCTCGTAGGTGGGCCAGTCCTTGCGGAACCGGGCGCCCAGGCCGATCACTTCTTTTAGCAACGGCTCGCCGTCAGCGTCGAAAAAACCGGTTTCCACGAGGTTCGGCTTGATGGTCTTCACGGTGTCGTTTTCCATCTTGATCCACACGACGGCATAGCTCGGATCGCTGGCCATCAGCGATTCGACCTGCTTGCGCGGCTTGAGGAAGCACAGCACGCAGTTGCCGGCAAGGGTCCGGCCCTTGTGGCGCGGCAACTCGAGCTGGAATGGTTGCTTCGCCCAGAAGTCATCCACGGCCGCCACGCCCACGCCGGCATCCGCCAGCGGCATGCACATGGTTTCCTTCGATGTCTCGGTGCTCGTGCCGCGCGCCCGGATTTTGGCCACGCGCCGCGGCTCGTCGGCCCGAATGCCGATGAACTGGTCCCACTCCGCGTTTTCATCACACCAGCCCAGGGCGCGCAAGCGCTTGTGCATGGCGCGGATCTTGAGTTCGCTGGTGCAGAACCGCGTGATGGGGTTCGGCAGGTAGTTGCGCTTCTTGACCAGCGCCAAGAAGGGCTCGCCCTCGCGGCTGGCCGTCTCGTACGTCACGACAGCATGCCCGGCTTCGTCATCGCGGAATTCCACCCAGTCGATGGCCAGCCCCAGTGGGCGCAGCCAGTGGAGGTCGGTGTCGTCCACGAATTTCAGGGTTTTCGGGTGCTCCAGGCCGGTGTTGGCGAACGCCACGCGCAGCCAGCGCTTCAGGTCGGCAACGGTGTTCGACTGCAGCGTGCGCCATAGCATGTAGCCGCTCGTGCTGCCACCACTGAAGCTCAGGCACGTTGGCCCGGTAAGTCGGAATGGGTCGTGCATGGTGTGGCGCGTGACGCGCGGCGGAAGAAAGAACCGCTGCCCTTGCGGGGCGTGCCGGGGAAAGGCATGAGAGGGAGGGAGGAGACTCCCCGGCTGCGGTTTGAAATCGGTTAGGGGAGCAGCGTCTGCTGCTTCCACTTGCTGGGTGGCGGGACCTTGCGCACTGGCTTGGACCGGGGCTTCTTGGGCTGCTTTATGACCACCTGCAGCAGCTGCCCGCCCGTGCCCATGAGCGGGAACGGCCAGGGGTAGCCCAGGACGATGCGCTTGCGTTTGGAGGGCATAGGCGTCGGGGATAGGGTGTGGGATGGCGACCGGGCTACCTTCGCTGCTACCTACTGTCCGGCCCTCCGGATGACCGATCGCCCGGGTTTGGAGGCCCGCTGCCGTCACCGTCTGTCCGGCTGCGCGTTCAGGGGCCAGGTACTAGCCGGCCAGATCCAGTCATGCGGCCACCATCACAGCACCCCGCTACCAGATGTCCCGCGAGGGGGTCGCGGGCCTTGGCCTGAGCAGTAGGGTGCTGTGATGGCCCTGGCCACTGGCACCAGGAGACGGATCAATATCCGCACCATTTCGGCTATCAAGTACACCGGGCCGCCCGGTGGAAAGGTGCCACACCATTTGCCCTTGGTGCGCCCGGCTTGACCCCAGGCTAGTCAGGGTGCGTTGTCGAGTCGGTGTGCTCCGACCGGGTTCTATCTCCGCGTTCTGAGTCGCTGCAGTCATCCCGCTTTCCGCCCCACTCTGGAAACACCGCGCGCGGCGCTTGCAGAGTGGCCCTGTCGCCAAGGCTCTCTTGCCGGCATTCCAGCCGGCGTGACCGTTTCTGTTCTCGGGCGTCTACCCCTCACCCCTTTTGCCGTGTACCGCGCTTTGGCGGACTGGGCACGGTGGAGACACCGCGCATAGCTTCGGCCCGTGCCCGAAGGTGCTATTTCGCCGGACGAATACCCCGCAGGTGGGGCAAGCAACATCGGCAGCTACGTTGTGAAGGAGCCATGAGGCCCCGCGCCGATCCGCTTTGAGCCCATCGCCTCCAACTCGCTGCAGCCCTCAGGCCTAGAACCCCTCGCGTCTCCGGTCGGCGTGGCCCTGTGTGCGTCTGGGCCGGTTCGTTTCGCGTTTGTTGGTGCGATGGGTGTACTTTAGTAAAAACTAAATATTAAGTCAAGCAAATACTAAAGTAGTCACTAAAATTTGTGAATGCTCAATTCGGGCGGGCAGGAAAACCGCCCGAGGGCAGTTGTAGGGTGGGGCCACCTTGCATCTGTCACTCGGCAGGCGTCGTCAGCTCATGAAACGGCCGGCAACTGTCAGACGACTCGGCAAGGGCGTGCACAATGCTGCGTCCTCCCGTCCGCAAGCGACCATGATCCTGACACTCCGCATCGACAAGATAGAGCCCGGAAACTACCGTGCACAGGTACTGGACGGCAGGGAGGAACTGGGAGAGTTCGGTGCCACTGGAATTGCTGCCGCCATCCGCCAGTGCGCTGGCCAGCAGATGCCGGACCTGTCGGGGTATCACGTCTGGTATGAGCACGTGTGCGCCGGCACCATCCCCATGAGCAACATGCGGATCGACCCGGACGGAATCGCTCAGCGGTTGATGAGCCTGCACGGTTCGGTGCGGGGGTAGTGGCTACGCGGGGTGAGGGGGCTAGGCAGCGCTGATGCCTGGCCAGCGTCAGGGGCAGCGCGCACGGGCTCCGGACATTGCTCCTAGACCCAGGCCTTGCCGAGGTCTTGCTCTCTCAGTCTCTAAGTGCGAAACCCGGCAACAGCTCTATCTTGGTTCGCGAGACAACTTCCTCGTAGCTGATTGGACGTCCAACAGTCGCAAGTGGCGAGTTTTCCTGCCAATGCGCCCAGCTCTTCCCAGTGCTCGGGTCGTAGATCAGCTTGAACACATGCGATGGCACTACCACCCGGCCTGCGCCAATGGTCTGAGCGCCAGGCTCAAACACTGGCCCGGTGATCACGTAGACGTCGCCGCGGGCGCGCATTACGTACTTCCTGGTGTCCTCTTCGATCTTGGACCAGGGGCCACCGTTTTGCTTCGCGTCCTGCGGGACCATGTTGGCCAAGCTGAATGACTGGGCCTTGGCTTCCGGCGTGCCCATGTCGCCAGCTGGCGCCATGTGCCCTCGCGACCAGCCTGAGCCTTTGTAGTCCTCCAACTCGGCGCGTTCAGCCGCAGGCAACCTGGCGTCGGCATAGAAGCGGTCCGTGCGCTTGATCCCCTGGCCATCCTGCAGCATCTGGCGGTTGAGGCGCTGGGCCACGTAGATCGGAGTTTTCGTGTTGCCGCTGTGCAGGACCGCGAAGCCGTCGAAGCAGAGTTCGCGCAGCTTGGGAGCCTTGGGGGTGATGGGTGGCCGGCCGCCGGCGAAGTGCTGCGGGCATGTCGCAAAGCTGGTGGCCGTAGAAGATGGCGTACGGGCTGCTGCAGGGCCGACACCTGGCGTGAAGCTGCAGCTGGTGGCTTGCAAGCCGACGACGGCCGCTGTAAAAATTGATAGCAGAAACCGCCGAGCCTTGTTGGTCTTGCGAACGAATCTGGTTGCTTTTGCTGTGGGCTTGCGCTGTGTCATTGGCCGCCGAGTCTACCGGCCACCGGGGGCTCAAGCGTCGCTGTCGGGGATGGACATGACAAGGCAGGGCAAGGAGGCCTGCTCAGAGCTTCCGCCCGTTCCAGCACCAGACGACGCGTCCCAGTATGTCGATCCGATGGTCGCCGTTGAGCACGTCAACTGTCTTCACCGTGGCGTTGTCGCTGCTGATCTCAATGACGCCATCCAGGCGTTGGCGCACCCGCTTGATATAGACGCGGTCGTTTGCGGACATCACGTATACGCCGTCGATGTCCTTGGGATCTCTTATGCCCGTGTCCACGAGCAGCACGTCGCCATCCTCAAAGGTCGGGCTCATGCTGTCGCCGTAGGCGTGAATGAACCGCAGCGCCATGGTGCTGGTGGGGCGCAAGCGCCGCGCCACCCACTGCTCGGACAGGGCAATGTGCCCCACAAGCACGTCGTCGTGCTGGATGTCCGTCCCCGGCCCCATGCTGCCTGCGTTTGCGAGTAAAGGCACGTTAACCACTGGCGAGCCGGGTGCGGGCGAGGGGCTGAGAGCTGAAACCACGGCGCCCTTGCCCCCAACTGGCCGGCCCGCGTTTACCAGCAGACCACCCGGGATTCGCAGCCGCTCTTCCCAGTTCTTCGCGCTCCGCTCTCCAAATGAGGCGGTGGACTCTTGGGCGGTGAGTTGCGAAAGGTAACTGGCCTGCGACTGCGTGAGCCCAAATGCGCTCACCACCTTTGCGAACCCACCATTGTTTTGAAGGAACTTTCGCAAGGCGTCTTTTCGTGCTTCGGTGGGGTCGGTCATGCTCAAACTTTAATGTTTTCTAAACAAGTATTCACTTGACTGTTGATTTAGTAAAAACTAAAGTCTGCAGCTATGAATCTTGAAAATTGGCTCGGCGCTGAGCGAGGGCGCCAAAAGGCACTCGCTGCACACCTCGGACTGACTGTCGGTCGCATCAGCCAGATGGCCGATGGCGGCGTTCCACCGAAGTACATGCTCGCTGTGCGCGACTTCACGAAGGGGGAGGTCACGCTCGAGGCCCTGGTGCAAGCGCGGACGGCGAATACTCCGCTTGATGGGCCTACCGCTACGAGGTGTTTCGTGGTGAGCGATTCGACCGAGCAGGCCGCGTAGATGGTGGCCCCTCTCACCAAGAACGAGCGCACCGCGGCCAACCAGGTGCTGGCGCTGCTGCACCACCTCCCCCCGGAGTCGGTAGCCCGCGTCCTCACTCACGTCGAGCACGTCCTGGACCCGGAAGAGGGCGACGGCCCGCGCTTCAGCCGTGGCATCGCTGGCCCCCTGGGCAAGCTCGAGCACGCCCTCAAGACCAAGGTGGACGAGCACACCCACACCCTGTTCCTGCAGCAGTGCTCCATGCAGAGCACGGACGCATCCAACCAGTTGCGCAACTGCGTGTACGCATTGGTGCACGGCCGCAGCTACGACCAGATGGTGGTGGAAAAGTTGAGTCATGAGGCGCAGCGTACCCAGGCCCTGGCGAAGCTCATAGGGCCTTTTGGGGGCCCCGAATTCGATGGCGCCAATGGCGGGGGAGCCCGCACGGAATGAGCACCATGATCATGGCCGCATGCTGGCCCCTGCAGGGCATGAGTGCGTCGCAGAAGGCGGTGCTGATCTCGCTGGCCGACCAGGCGAGCGACGATGGCGTGTGCTGGCCGGCAGTGAAGTCGATCGCGCTGCGCACCTGCCTGTCGGAGCGCGCCGTGCAGGATGCATTGGCCTGGCTCCAGGCCGTCGGCATTGTCTACCGCGAATACCGCGCCAACACGAGCACCAGCTACAAGATCACGCCGTCGCGGTACGACCCGTCGAAGGCCCCAGCCGCGCGCTCACGTGCGACGAAAGGTAGGGGTGCAGATGGCGCACCCCCCGCAGACGGCGCACCGGGTGCAGATGGCGCACCACCCCCCGCAGAAGGCGCACCAGGGGGTGCAGATGGCGCACCTCCAGAGGTGCAAATGGCGCACCCAAATCATCAGTTGAACCGTCATAGAACCGTCAATGAACCATTGCGCCCGGCGCCGCCGGCCGCCGCAGGGCAGGGAGGTGGTGCTGATCGCGAGGAGACGGAACTCCAGGCGGCCTGCCGGGCGACGTGGGCCGCGTACTCCGCTGCGTACGAAACCCGTTACCGCGCCAAGCCGGTGCGCAACGCCCAGGTGAACACGAAGGTGAAGCAGTTCGTGCAGCGCATTGGCTACGACGAGGCGCCGGCGGTCGCGGGCTGGTTCGTCGAATGCGTCCATGACGCGTACGTGGAGCGGAACTGCCATGGCGTGGGGCTGCTGCTGACTGGTGCGGAGGGCTACCGCACGCAGTGGGCCACGGGCGCGACCAAGACGCCTGCGCCAGCCCCCGCCCAGCATTCGCACAAATTCGCCGGCGCGCACGCCGCCATCTTCGCTGGGGTGCGGGTATGAGCAGCGCTATCGCAACCCTGGCCGAGGAGCAACTGCACGGCGCCGCCGCGCGCGATCCCAGCCCGCACGACGTCACAGTGCGCAAGCTGTTCCTGGTCCTGCACGGGAAGTACGGCAATGTCTTCGCGGGGAAATTCGCCACTGGCGAGCTGAACGACGAGGGCAAGGACAAGGGCGTGCTGGCCGCGCTGCGCGTGTGGGCGTCGGCCTTGGCCAAGTACCCGGGGCCAATCATCGAGCTGGCCGCCGAGCGCCTGAAGGCCTCGCACCCCGAGTTCCCCCCTTCACTGCCGCAGTTCGAGAAGCTGTGCGATGCGGCCATGCCCCGCCAGACGGTGGCCGAGTTGGAGGGCTGGAAGCGGCTCCCTGCGCCCGAAGCCAAACCGGTGACGGTGGAACTCGAGCCGCTGGGCGATGGAAAGGACTGGGCCCGCGTGATCGTGGCACGCGTAGCAGCCGGCGACACCACAGTGCGCCACGCCGCCCTGCAGTACGCCCGCGAGGCCCTGGGCCTGGAAGGGCGCCAGCGCCAAGAAGTTCAACAGCAAGACAACCCACAGGTTTCCCAGACGAAAGGCGGTGGCCAGTGAGCTACATGCACGAAGCCAACGACATCGCGGCGCGCCTGCGCCATACCAGTCAGCCCGCGCGCGCCACGCCGCGGCGCCAGAAGGCCGCCGCCGCTTCCGACCTGCAGCTGCAGGTGCTGGAGTACATGCGCACGTTCCTGGCCCAGAACGACCAGCTCCCGCCGGTGCACTGCGTCGCGGAGCGCTTCAACGTCGCGCTCTCCAGCGCGGACTGGCACATCCGCACCCTGCTGCGCCTTGGCCACTTGGAGCGCAATGCCGTGGGCAAGCTGCGCTTCCCGCGCGAGAAAGGCGGTGCAGCATGAGAACGCTCGATGAGATCAAGGACCGGTGCGTGATCACCGACGAAGGGCACTGGCTGTGGCGCGGGGCATTGCGTCCCGACGGCCGCCCGAACATCTTCGCGCCGGACTACACCCGGGCGGAGGGGCAGATGCGCACCCAGTGCGGCATGCGCGCGGTGTGGCATTGCGTCCACCAGAAGGCTGTGCCCGAGGGCTACCGCGTGTACGGCACCTGCGACGAGCGCGCCTGCTGCAACCCCGCGCACGTGAAGTGCACCAGCGAGGTCGATTACGGCGCCTGGCTGCAGCGCACCGGCAAGTTCAAGGGGCAGACCAACCGCATCCTGGCCAACCGAGCGATCGGTCGCCAGCGGGCGGGGCTGACTCCCGAGCAGATCGTCTATGTGCAAACCAGCGAGAAGACCGGCATTGCGCTGGCTGAGGAGCTGGGCGTCAGCACGGCTACGCTGAGCAAGTACCGCCGGGGCGAGTCGATCGCCGTGCGCGCGTCTGGCGGGTTGTTCTCTGGATTGATCGGAGGCCGCCCATGACGCTCATTCTTGGAATGGATCCGGGCGCCAGCACCGGCGTGGCGCACTACATGGACGGCGAGCTCGTCCGCCTGGACACCATCGTGCCGCTGGAGATTGAGCGCACCATCCGCGATGCGATGCCCGGCCGGGTGGTGTTCGAGGACTCGCGCCTGCAGTCACACACATGGACTGCGGAGGCCAAGGCCGCCCGCGGCGCGGCGCTGGCCACCGCGCGCAGCCTGGGCCAAGTGGACGCCTGGTGCCGCCTCATCACCGAGGTGTGCGCAGAGCTGGGCATCCCGGCCCACGGAATCAGCCCTGCGGCCAAGGGCCCGAAGCGTGGCGCCGAGAACTTCGCCATCTACACCGGCTGGACAGCACGCAGCAACCAGCACGAGCGTGACGCCGCCATGGTGGCGTGGCCGTTCCGCCGCTCCCAGGGGGTGACCCATGTCTGAGCTGATCGACCCGAATCGCGCCGTCGATTACATGGTCGAGAAGTCCAAGGAATACGCCCAGGCCAAGGCCAACCGCGCGCACCTTGAACACTTCCGCAAGAGCAAGAAGGCGCTGCTCATGAACGCCTGCAGCGAGAAAGCGATCGCGGCGCGCGAGCAGTACGCATACAGCCATCCGGAGTACCTGGAGGTGCTGCTGGGTATCAAGGTAGCCGTGGAGCAGGAGGAGGTGCTGCGCTGGCGCCTGGAGGCCGCGCGCCTGCGCGTCGAGGTGTGGCGCAGCGAGAACGCGAACAACCGTCGGCTGGAAGGAGCCACGCGATGACAGACAACGAGAAGACCATCGCCCGCGCCTTGGGCGCGTGCTGCTTCACACCGGGCCACGCCACCAAGCGCTTCGCCAAGGACATGGCCGCGTGCGCAACCCAGGAGCAGGCCTACAGCCTGTCGCCCGCCCAGCGGCGCTACCTGCTCACGGCTGCGGTGCGCTATCGCCGGCAGATCCCGGCCGAGGTGGTGACGCTGGCTGAGGCGGAGTTGCGGTCCGACGCCGAGATGCACGCCGGGGCCGGGCAGGGGGCTTCGTGCTGACCCGTCGCACTCCAATGAAGCGCACGGCCATGAAGCGCGGGGCGCCCAGCAGCCGGGTGTGCACTGCTGATCGCGCGCAGCGCCTTGTGGAAAGAGCGCAAGCAGCTGTCAAAAACGTAGTGCCGCGCGCTGCCACCATGACCGCGCGCCCGCTTGTGGCCGCACCGGCGCCAAAAGACCCCGCCCCTCTGCGCAACGAGAAGTACCGCCGCGCGGTGGCCAGCCTCCCGTGCGCGCACTGCGGCATAGCGGGCTACAGCCAGCATGCCCACGAGAACGATGGCAAGGCCAAGGGCCAGAAGCTGGACGACCGCCGCGCCATGCCACTGTGCAGCGTCCGCCCTGGCATTGAAGGCTGCCACGTCGCGTTCGACCAGTACCGCTTGGTGCCGGGCGGCCGAGCCGCGCACATCGAGCTGGGCCGCGCCATGGCCGCGCAGACGCGCCAGCTCCTAAACACCATGGGCCTCTGGCCCGCACGAATCCCGCAGCTCCCACCGACGAGGCCTCATGACTGAAACCACCCTGCAGCAGCCAGACACCGTAGCGGAGCCGGGCAAGAACATCACTAGCACCCAGCGGGTGTTCGACGCCGTGCGCGACCTGCGCGAGCTGGACCAGATCGCCACGCGCGACACGGTGGCCGAGCTGACCGGCCTGAAGCTGACCATCGTGGACGATCGCCTGCGCGCCCTGGTGGACGACGGCAAGCTCAAGCGCCTGCTGCGCGGGATCTATGAGCTGGTCGAGAACTTCCCGGAGCCGCGCGAGCTGAGCTGCACGATGCTGTCGGACGGCTGGGTGAAGCTGGAACTGGGTGACTCCATGGTGCGGCTCACCCCCACGGAGGCGCGGCGTGCGGCCCGCGCCCTGGGGGGATTCGCCGAAGACGCCCGCGTGATCGAGAGCACCAAGGCCCACCTCTTCCTGGCGACCGAGCTGGCCGCCAAGGTGGAGAAGCTGGAGAGGACACAGGCAGCAATGCGTTCACTGCTACGGGAGAAGTTGGACGCGCGGCAGCTCGACCTGATTGGGGGCAATGCATGAGCCTCTTGGTCAATACCTTCGGCAGGCCGTTTGACGACCTGGACGCGCTCAAGATGCATCTGGCCGCACGGGACCTGGCAAGCCGGGCTGAGTTTGCCAGTTACAGCGTCGTTGAATCGCCCCGACTTATCTAGACACTTTTGAGCCGTTGGGAATGTCGCTGTTCGAACTCTACAGGGGATAGTCCTGCCGCCGATGAATGACGGCGCTGTGAGTTGTAGAACATTTCGATGTAGTTGAAGACGTCCGCTCTCGCGTCATCACGGGTTGCATAGACCCGCCTGCGGATGCGTTCGCGCTTGAGCAGTTGGAAGAAGCTCTCGGCCACAGCGTTGTCGTGGCAGTTGCCACGCCGGCTCATGCTGCTGACCAGGTTGTGCTCGCGCAGGAAGGTCTGCCACTCGTGGCCTGTGAACTGACAGCCTTGGTCGGAATGAACCATGACAGGTGCACGCGGCTTGCGGCGCCATAGCGCCATCAGCAGTGCATCGAGGACCAGGCTCGTGTCAATGCGGCTGCCCATGGACCAGCCCACTACCTGGCGTGAGAACAGATCGACCACAACCGCCAGGCACAGCCAGCCTTCGTGCGTTCGGATGTAGGTGATGTCAGTGACCCAAGACTGATTGGGCTCATCCACCTTGAACTGACGCTTCAGATGGTTTGGTGCGACCACGGCGGGCTTGCCGCCTCGCATTCCAGGCCGGCGGCCGTAGCCCGTCTGCGATCGCAGGCCTTCGATCTTGAGCAACCGCGCCACGCGATGCTTGCCGCAACGCTCGCCCAGGTCGCGCATGTCTAGCGTGAGTTTGCGGTAGCCGTAGACACCGCCACTCTCCAGCCATGCCTGCTTGAGCAAGCCCAGAAGCCTGTGGTCGTCCTTGGCCCGTGGGCTATGCGGCGCTGCCTTCCACGCGTAGTAGCCGCTGGGGTGTAGCTGCATCACCTTGCACATGCGCCGCACGCTGTGTTCCTGCGCATGCTGCTTGATGAACGCGTACCTCACCCGGACTGCCTGGCAAAGTACGCGGCGGCTTTTTTTAGGATGTCACGCTCCTCGGTCACGCGCTTGAGTTCAGCCTTCAGCCGTCGCAGCTCCTCGGTCTGGGACGTCTGCATCTGTCGTTCTGGCGCAGGCACCGAATAGACCTTGATCCACTTGTACAGGCTGTGCTGGCTCACGCCGATCCGGGCGGATACATCGGCTACTCGGTGGCCTCGCTCCGTTATCTGCTTGACCGCTTCGATCTTGAACTCTTCGGGATATGGCTGCTTTGTCATGGCACCTCCTATTGGGCCTCAGGTTTGAGGCTCGAAGGTGTCTAGTTCAGCCGGGGCGATTCACGTCGCAGAAGACGGCACCCCGATGTGCGGGCACGTGGCAGACGATGGCGGTTTGGATGCGAGCTTTGTTGCAATTGGATGGAACCCTCGCGCACCGCAACGAACGGAGGTCTTACGGCCTTTGGCCGCTACGCCGACAGCTCCCGGATGCGCCTAGGCTAAATCACTGCGCGTATATTTTTTTTAGTGGTGAGGCGGGTGTCTGAACTACAGCACCCTGCTGCGAAAAGAGCCGCCAGCGCGGATAGGGTAGATTGAATTAACGGTGTCAGCTAGCCTAGTCGAGCTGCAACTATGCGTTTTTGCACCGTGTTGTGATGCACCCCTAGATGTCTTTTTCGCATCTCAAATCTTCTCTAGAATTTGGCTCGGTACGCAAGAATCTGTTCTGCGTCGGTTAGCATTTAGAGCAATCATGGAGGGGGAGGATATGACGGATCTGAACAATGCGTTGGCAAGGGCTGATGAAATTAGGAGTATTGCTGAATCTCTTTTTAGAGTTGTTGATTCTGTCATTCTCAAAGTTGGAGCTGAATCAGCAGTTTCGAAGAGAGGTGCGGTAACAGAGATTTTCAACAAAGCACGTCGGTCCCTTAGTTTTTTTGACCAAGAGTCGGATAAAACTGATTCCTATATTTTGCAGTTCTATGATGAGATATTAGATTTTTTTTTACAAGCCCTCGAATTTTTTTCACTCCCGTCGGTAAGCCTTGATAGCGATCAGTTGACTGATTTTTCTCGGCTAGCGACTAGTCTGCGCGATGAACTGATTCGGATGCCGAGGACTGCAAGCCGTTTGATTGAACGCGCGAGCAAACTTCCTTCGAGTACACGCGCCTTGATCATGTCGGGCTTAGAAGTCGATTTCAATTTTTCGCAGACCGCGACGGCAAGAATGAGAATGGACGAGATTGATCGATCAATCTCGAAATTGGGTGAGAGCCTTGAGAACAAGGTAAATCAACTATCCCGTGAGGCTTCCGAGCAAATTGCCGAATTCGTGGCGCTTCAACGACAAAAACTTGATGAGACAGACAGTGCGTTGGAAGCAGAAAATCTGCTTCTCCAACATAAGAGAGAGCAGCTGGATAAGGTGCTCGGGACGTTAGCGGTAGAGGCTTTGAGCGGCGGCCATTTGAGGTATGCAACAGAAGAACGGAAGCAGGCTGACGCTTTTAGATGGTCGGCCGTAGGACTGATGAGTGCAGCAGCTGCGTTGGCGGTGTACTGGGCAAATGTCGCTGATCCTTCGGCTATCACCACGTCCGTATTGGTAACGAAGGCGCTTGCTGCCGTGGTTGTCACATTTTTCGTGGCGTATCTGGCTCGCCAGTCTGCCGTTCACCGTAGTCAGCAGCAGAGGCACATGCAGACCGCGCTCGATCTTGCGGCACTTGACTTGTATGTTGCTCCGCTAAGCAGGGAAATTCAGGACGAAATCAAGCGCAGCGTTGCTGAAAAAATTTTTGTTCCTAAGGAAGTACATGCAGTAGTCGATTCCGGAGACTATGGCCTCCAGTCCGCTATAGAAAAAGCTGTGGATAAAGCAATAGAGCGTATCTCTCCAGCGAAGCGTTCGTAACGCGAGGGCCGCGCAGACCACCCTGTATAGGGTTAGTCATTTCCCCCATGCCCCGGAAGACTCCCGGGCATGGCCAAACCCCCGGCGGGCAAGAAGCCCGCGCCCCCTAAGAAGACCCCCGCAAAGCCTGCAGCAACCAAGAAGGCCGCAGGCAAAGCCGCGCCTGCGCGCAAGACCGCAGCACCAGCCAAGAAGGCCGCACCGCGCGCCCGGGCTGCAAAGCCAGCACCAGCACCGCCCGAGGTCGCAACGCCCCTGGACACCCAGATCCACCCGCTCACCGAGAAGCAGCAGCGCTTCATCGAGGAGTACATGGTGGACCTCAACGCCACCCAGGCGGCAGTTCGGGCCGGATACAGCCGCGACACCGCAGGCTCGATCGGCCACGAGAACCTGAAAAAACCTGAGATTCAGCTCGCCCTGCTCGAAGCTCGCAAGAAGCAGCAGGAGCGCACCAACATCACCGCCGACGGTGCGCTGCGCGAGGCCTGGAACATCGCCACGGCTGACGTGCGCGAGCTGGTGGACCTGAAAACCGGGTGCTGCCGCCACTGCTACGGCGAAGGCCACAAGTACCAGCGCAGCCTGGGCGAGATGAACCGGGACCGCGAGGCCTGGATCGACAAGGGCAAGAACCCCGCCGAGTTCGACGAACAGGGCGGTATTGGCTTCAACCCCCTGCTGCTGCCCAACCCTCAGTGCCCAGCCTGCGGCGGCGATGGCCAGGCGCGCGTGGTGCTCAAGGACACCCGCAACCTGAGCGAGAAGGCCGTGGCGCTGTATGCAGGTGCAAAGCAGACCCAGTTCGGCATCGAGGTGAAGCTGCAGGACAAGAGCGCGGCGCTGGAGAAGGTCTTCAAGCACCTGGGCCTGTATGAGAAGGACAACCAGCAGAAGTCCGACCCGCTGGCTGCGCTGCTACAGCGCATCGCCGGCGGCAATGGCAATGGCTTCTCCCCCGTGCAGGAAGACCCCGAGCGCTTGGCGCCGCCATCTGGCTTGCCCATGCGCCAAGACCCGCCGGACGAAGACGAGGAAGAGGACTGACCGTGGCCCAGCGCGTCAGTGTCCCCCTGAACCAGCTCCCCACCAATGAGGAGGAGCTGGAGCGTTGCCTTGCGGATCCGGAATGGCGCCTGTTCTCTGGCTGCCTGTACAAGATCATGGTCAAGGGCGACGACAAGGACGGGAAGGAGGGCGACACCTTCAGCCTGCCATTCAAGCCAAACCGCGCGCAGCGCCGCTTCATCAAGCGGCTGTGGCACCGCAACCTGATCCTGAAGGCGCGGCAGCTGGGGTTCACCACGTTGATCGCCATCCTCTGGCTTGACCATGCGCTGTTCAATGCCGACCAGCGGTGCGGGATCATCGCGCAGGACCGCGAGGCCGCGGAGGTGATCTTCCGCGACAAGGTGAAGTTCGCCTATGCGAACCTTCCGGAGGAGATCCGCGACCGCTTCCCGCTGGCCACCGACAGCAAGACGGAGCTGCGGTTCGCGCACAACAACTCCAGCATCCGCGTGGCCACCTCCATGCGCTCGGGGACGATCCACCGCCTGCACATCAGTGAGTTCGGGAAGATCTGCGCCAAGTACCCGGAGAAGGCCAAGGAGGTGATGACCGGCTCCATCCCTGCGGTGCCCACCACCGGCATCCTGGTGATCGAGTCCACGGCCGAAGGCGCCAACGGCGAGTTCTACGACATGTGCACGGCGGCCGAGGCGCTGCACCATTCACACCAGAAGCTCACGCCCAGGGACTACAGGTTCCACTTCTACGCCTGGTGGCAGGAGCCGAACTACCGCATGGACGCGGCGGCTGTGGTCATCCCAGACAAGCTCCACGAGTACTTCGATGAGATCGAGGTGTCGATGGACACCAAGCTCGACATGGAGCAGCGGGCCTGGTACGCGGCCACGCAGGCGGCTGACTTCGCCGGGCGCGAGGAGCGCATGTGGCAGGAGTACCCGTCCACGCCGCGCGAGGCCTTCCAGCAGTCCACCGAGGGCCACTACCTCACCAAGGCCATCACCGAGCTGACCAAGCGCGGCGGCATCACGGCCGTGCCTGTGCTGGATCTGCCGGTGTACACGTTCTGGGACATCGGCAACAGCGACGGGTGCTCCATCTGGTTCGCCCAGCAACTGCGCGGCGAGGACCGCTTCGTCAACTACTACGAAGAGCACGACGAAGACCTGAAGCACTACGTGCGCCACCTGCAGGGGCTGGGCTACGTGTTCGGCAAGCACTACCTGCCGCACGACGCCGATCACAAGCGCCTGGGCGACACCAACCGTTCCACGAAGCAGCTGCTCCAGAAGCTGATGCCGGGCCAGAAGTTCGTGGTCGTGCCCCGCGTGACCCAGCTCATGACGGGCGTGAACACCTTGCGCAAGCACATGCGTGGGGCCTGGTTCGACAAAGAGGCCTGCGCCTTCGGTATGGAACGCCTGCGCGGCTACCGCAAGAAATACAGCCAGGCCTTGGCCAAGTTCCTGGACGAGCCTGACAAGAGCAACGGCTGCACCGAAGCGGCCGACTCGCTGCGCCAGTGGGCACAGGCCAAGGAGTCCGGGCTGTACGTGCCCAACGACGACTCCTACGGCACCCAAGACGATTTTGAAATGCCGCCAGATCCAGACTGGCGGACCTGAGGAAACGACCATGCTGAACACCTACCCACCCCGCGCCACCGACGAGCTGCAGGACGGCCGCGACGAGCCGATCACCCAGGAGGAATACGCTGGCATCGTGCGCGAGGCCCTGTCTCAGCCACCATGGCGCGCCCAGGCCGACCACGAAGCGGACTATGCGGATGGCAACCAGCTCAGCACCGAGCTGCTGCGCAAGATGGCATCCATGGGCATCCCGCCCGCCAAGGAGAACATCATCGGGCCGGCGATCCGGGCGGTGTGTGGTTCCGAGGCCAAGATGCGCACGGACTGGCGCGTGACTCCTGATGGTGAGCCGGGCGGCCAGGATGTGGCCGATGCCACCAACTTCAAGCTGAACCAGGCGGAGCGCCATTCGAAGGCCGACCGCGCACTGTCCGCGGCCTTCAAACCTGCAGCGGCGGTGGGCATCGGCTGGGTTGAGGTTTCGCGTGCCTCGAACTCGCTGGAGTTCCCCTACAAATGCCGGAGCATCCACCGCAATGAAATCTGGTGGGACATGAAGTCGGTCGAGCCCGACATGTCGGATGCGCGCTGGCTGTATCGCCGGCGTTGGATCGGCCGCACACGCGCTGCGCGTATGTTTCCCAGCCACGCAACCATCATCCTGGCCGGCGGCCCCGATCGCTGGATGTCTGAGTTTGCGGTGCAGGAGTTCGAGGGTGGCCAGTCCACGGGCCTGAAGTCCGCCCTGGATGCCGAGCGCGCTTGGACGGTGCAAGAGGACGCCTACTACAACGAAGAGAACCGGACGGTCTGCATCACGGAGCTCTGGTATCGCCGCTGGGTGACCACCGTCATGCTGAAAATGAGCGACGGCCGCGTCGTGACGTACGACGAGGCGAACGATCTGCACCGTGCGGCCCTGGCACTGGGGCGCGGCCGCCTGGTGGAAGAACTGCTGCCGGTGATCCGCCGCGCGTTCTGGATGGGCCCACATCGGCTGTTCGATGGCCCGAGCCAGTATCCACATCGCTTCTTCCCCTACGTCCGCATCATGGCTTGGGGCGAAGACCTGACCGGCATTCCCTACGGCTTGGTACGCGACATGCTGTTCCCGCAGGACAACCTGAACAGCACGATCTCCAAGCTGCGCTGGGGTATGTCGGCTGTGGAGACCATTCGCACCAAGGGCATCTTGGCCATGACGGACGCGCAGTTCCGCCAGATGGCGTCGCGTGTGGATGCGGACTTTGTGCTGGACCCGGAGAAAGCGGCCGAGCCTGGCGCGCGGTTCGAGCGAAACCGGGACTTCCAGCTCAACACCCAGCAGTTCCAGCTGATGAACGACTCGCGCGCAGCTGCGGCCCGGGTGTCGGGCATCACCGCCGCATTCCAGGGCCAGGAGGGCACGGCCACCAGTGGGGTGCAAGAGCAGACCCAGGTGGAGCAGTCCCAGGTATCACTGGCTGACCTAATGGACGCCTTCAAGGACGCCCGCGAGATGGTGGGCGAGCTCTTGTTGTCGATGGTTATCGAGGATCTGGGCAAGGAAGAGTCCACCGTCGTGATCGAGGGGGACGTGATCAACCCGCCGCGCACAGTGGTGCTCAATCGGCCCGAAGTCGACCCAGAAACAGGCATCGTGCTGCTGTCCAACGACGTGCAGCGCACGCGGTTGAAGGTTGCCATGGGCGATGTACCCAGCTCCAGCAGCTTCCGTACCCAGCAGCTCAACGCCCTGTCCGAGTCCGTCAAGGCGGCGCCACCCGAGATCCAGCAGGTGGTGATGCCGTTCATGATCGACCTCATGGACCTGCCCCGCAAGAAGGAGGTGGTGCAGGCCATCCGCGAGGCCAGCGCCGGGAAGATCGACCAGAACGCCCTGCGCGAGCAGATCAAGCAGGAACTGATGTACGACCTGAAGCTGCGCGAGGTGGAGGTGAAGGAGCGCGAGAGCGACGCCCGCATTCAGCACATCGTGGCCCAGGCAGTGCAGACTGGAGTGCAGGCGGCGTTCAGCGCCATGCAGGCCGGCGCCCAGGTCGCGCAGATGCCCATGATCGCCCCCATCGCGGACGAAGTGATGAAGGGCGCGGGTTACAAGCCTGCGCCAGGCGGCGTGGATCCGAACTTCCCCGTCCCACCCGAGGGCCAGACCGCGGCGATGAACATCAAGAGCCCGTACATCCAGGGCGGTGGTGTGGCTGTGGTGCCCGAGGCAGACGCGCAGACCGAAGCGAATGCAGCGCCGGCTGTGCGCGCGAACACTAGCCCAGCTTTCCCGCCGGTGCCGAAGGAGGCGGGGACAGGGCTACAGGGAATTGAGACGCCTTCCACCGTCGACAACCTACAGTAAATGATAGTCGTGCGCGGTACTTGCCGATGTAGCATTTGACTTTGTTTTTTGGAGAAACTATGGCTACGCAAATGGCGCACTCGTACTCACTGGATAAGCCTTGGTTTCACGGTACCAACTCGCCAAATTTTTCTGCGTGGCAGATCCCCGCTCCACCGAAGGACGAGATTACTCCTCCGAGCCCAGCTGTGTTCTTCACACAGGATCGGGAGTATGCCGGGGGCGCTGGAAAAAATCTCTGCACTGCGATGCTGATGTCGAGCGCGAACGTGCTTGTGCCTGCGTCAGGAGGAGCGGAAAGTGAGAATTTGCGCAATAAACTTCGCTCCGATTCGGAGTATGGTTTCTGCGTCCATGTGTCCAGCCAGCAGCTGTGGGAGGAGGCTTGGAAAACAGGCGATGTAATGCGTTTGCACTTCAACTCTACTCAAGCGCCCCAATCGTTGCTTTCAGCAAAAGCAACATTGGTCGGTGCCAAACTGCGTAGTGCAGGATACAAGAGTGTGCCGCAGGATGCCTTGATGAAAGTCACGATGCAGTACATAACCCGCGAATGGATTGATCGAATCTCGGTAAGCGCGCAGCAGTTGGGGCACCACGCCTTGATTGGTTGTGAAGTGGACCGATGGTATGGAGGCGCGACGCAACCTATGCCACCGATCGCGCGTTCTTGGATGGCACTGCTCGATAGCGGCGCCGCCTCACCGCCAAATTGGATCTAGCACCCAACAAGCACCCCAAAGCCGCCCGAAGAGGCGGCTTTTTTGTGCCCGCCCGGTATAGGGCGCAGGGGTTTCACACATCGCCACGACACTGACCTTCAAGCCAGACGCGAAAGCCGAAGGCGACAAGCAACCTCGTGATGAGGACGCACTTCCCGCAGCAGGAGAGCTGGAAGGCTGGGGCTTCGGCCCTGGCCAACCTCTCAACCCGCATGCCCAGTCAGGCCCAGCCGGATAGCTGGGATGGAGCACGCAACATGGCAGGACTTTCCTCCGCCGAACTTCTCGAAAAGGCTCTCAACGGTGAATCGCTGGATGGCGATGAATCCGATCAGGGTGACCAAGGCAATCAGGGCAACAACGATGGCGCGGCCGGTGGCGCTGGTACTGCGGCGGATGCTGCAGGGCAGGGCGACAAGGGCCAGCAGGTGCAGGGCAAGACCGGCGCGGAGCAGGCCACGGGCGAAGAGCCCAAGGGCGCACCAATTGCCAGCAAGTCCGGTAACTACACCATCCCCTATGAGCGTTTGGAATCTGCGCGTGAGCGGGCCAAGACGCTGGAAGGCGAGAACGAGTCACTGCGTGCACAGCTGGCGGATCTGACCGCGAAGCAGCAGGCGAACCTGGGCAAGGCTGAGGACGGTGCACAGGCCCGTGCGGATGCAGGGCAGGCACAGACCAAGGCCGACCAGAACCTGGATGCAGCGAAGACCGCGATCGCTCAAGGCGTGGACATGAGCCTTTTTGGCACGTTCTCGGAAGAGGACATCGCCAAGGGGATCGTGGCGCTGAACCAGCGGACGCGTGAGGAGCTGCGCACAGAACTGCGCGCCGAGATGCAGGCGGAGAGCGCCAAGGCGCTGAAGCCGATGCAGGAGCGTGAAGCGAAGGAGGCGCAAGCCGGGCACTACTCCTCGATTTTCGAGAAGCACCCCGATGCCAACGACATCTTCCAGTCGGCGGAGTTCGACGCCTGGAAGAAGAGCCTCCCTGGCTATGCGCGCGGGGCCGTTGAAGCAGTGTTCCACCCGGAAACGGGTGGGTCTGCTACGGATGTGATTGAAATTTTTGACACGTTCAAGGCAGCGACCGGCAAGGCCGCTGCCCCAAGTGCGAAGGACGAAGGCAAGCAGGCACCGGAGGTGCAGCGCCGAGTTCCCCATTCCCTGTCGGAGGCAGGGGGCGATCAGCACCAGGACGTGGCGCAACAGGTGATGGCTTCGGCCGGCACCAACCCCAATGCGCTCATCGAGCGCATGCAGGACATGACGCCCGAGCAGATCGAGCGTCTGTTGAACGCAGTTTAGAAACCCGTGGGCCGCTCGTGATGAGTCGCCCCCATCCCATCGAAGGAGGTCACTATGACCATGAACAGCCACGTTCCGGCCGGTTCGGACAAGGCGAATTTTGTTCAGGCGGCAGGCATGTTCGCACTGGCGGAGAACCGCCTGTCGCGCATGGGCCAGCTCTCCGGCCCCCTGCCCAAGGGTGAGGGCAAGGTCGCGGAGATGATCCGCAAGCAGTCGAGCTCGGACTACCCCATCGTCAAGTGCATGGACCTGGGCCGCGGCACTGGCGACGAGGTGGAATTCCAGTTCGTGCAACCCACCAAGATGCGTCCCATCATGGGATCGCGCATGGCCGAGGGCAAGGGCAAGGGCCTGGCGTACGAGAAGGGCCGCACCCGCGTCAACCAGGCTCGTATCCCCGTGAAGCTGGGTGACACCATGTCGAACATTCGTTCGCAGGTGGATTTCACCAAGCTGGCGCGGCCTGTGGCTCAGTCGCATGCGAATGCCTATCTGGATCAGTCCATCCTGACCCACATCGGCGGCGCGCGCGGCTTCCACGACAACATCGAGTGGCGTCTGCCCACCGAGGACGATCCCGACTTCGCGGAGCTGCTGGTCAACCCCGTGAAGGCACCCACGAAGAACCGCCACTACATGGCGGACGGCACCAATGGCGTGCAGGCCTTCTCCGTGAATACGGGCGAGGTGGATCTCGCTACGACCGACGAGCTCAACATGTCGGTGGTGGATGCCGTGCGCACGCTCATCGAGTCGCTGCCGCTGCCTCCCCCTGCCGTGAAGCTGCCCGGCGATGCTGCGGCCGAGGACGAGCCACTGCGTGCACTGATGCTGTCGCCAGCGCAGTACCACGCCTTTGCCCAGGACGACGACTTCCGCAAGTTCCAGGTGGCGGCCCTGAACCGCGCTGCGAACGCGAAGGGTCACCCCCTGTTCAAGGGCGAGGCTGGCCTGTGGAACGGCATCCTGCTGCTCAAGCAGCCCAAGCCGATTCGCTTCTACGCGGGCAACACCATCCGCTACTGCGACAGCTACCTGACCGAGAACGAAAGCACCTGCGTGGTGCCCGCCTCGTTCGGCTCCACGCACGCCGTGGACCGCGCGATTTTGCTGGGCGGGCAGACGCTGATGCAGGCCTTCGCGGCTTCGGGCCTGTCGGGCATGCCGTTCTTCTGGAACGAAGAAGAGTTCGACCACAAAGACAAGCGTGAGCTGCTGATCGGCGTGATCCAGGGCCTGCAAAAGATCCGCTTCCCCGTGGATCAAGGCACCGGCCAGAAGCACTGGACCGACATCGGCGCCCTCGCTGTCGACACGGTGGTGAAGCTCATCCCGGGCGAACGCGCTTAAGCGCCAGCGGGGCTCGCACGGGCCCCGCCTCCTTCTTCCCCTCAAATCCTGAACGGAGGCCAACCATGGCAACCATCAATAAGAAGTACCCCGACGCGGCGGTGCACCTGGGCAACACACCCTGGGGCAACCTCACCGCGTTGCGCTACCTGCTCAAGACCGACGCAGCCGGAAAAGTCATTGGCGGCGACGTGAATGCGGCCCCGGCCGTGAACGACGTTATCAACATCGGCCACCTGCCCGCGGGCTTCCGCTTCGTGGACAGTGAGGTGGTGGTGGGCACTGGCATGACTGCGACGCTGACCGGCGACCTGGGCTTTGCCTACAAGGACGGCGTGAACGATGCCGCGGTGCCCCAGGACGCTGACTACTTCGGCGCGGGCCTGGCCCTGGCCACTGCCGCACGTCTGCGCAACGCCACCTCGAACCCGAGCCTGGTGCTGCCCAAGGACGCCCACCTGACCCTGACCGTGAAGACCGTGGCCAACGCCAAGGCTTCCGAGATCGAGGTCGTGATCTTCGGCATTGCCGAGGGCGTCAAGTAAGGACCGAAAGACCGAAGGGGCCGGGGAACCGGCCCTTTCCCCGTGGAGGCACACATGAAGTTCATCACCATGCGCTACGAGGGCAAGAAGCCCTACACCGACCGTACGCCCAACCGCACCCAGTGGGAGCCGGGCGACGAGAACCCTGTGTCCGAGCGCGACGCCAAGATCCTGCGGGGCTACCTGGAGTTCAAAGTTGTGGTGCCTGCTGCTCCCAAGAAGGCTGCTGCCAAGACCGAGAAGACAGAACCCGATACCCGCGGCGCGGGTGACGGCAATGCCAACACCGGGAAGGGCGACGGCGCCGGCACGGGCGCGGGCGCCGAGGACGATCCCCAAGCGGCAGCCCTGGCCCTGGCCAAGCAGAGGGAGGTCGAGCTGCAGGAGCGCCAGAAAAAGGCCAAGCGCGCCACCGAGGGTGAGCTGCTGGAGGTATCCCGCATGTCCAAGGACGCACTGGCCGCCTATGCCAAGCAGACCTACGGCCTGGACCTGGACCTGAAGGCCAAGGTGGGCGACCTGCGTAACCAGGTCACGGCCCTCGCTCAAGGCGGCGCTGCCTGATGACGCTCGCCGACCTGATCCGCAGCTTCCGGGCGCTGTCCGGCGACAAGGCTGAGCCGTACTTCACGTCCGATGAGGAAGTGATCGCCTGGCTCAACGAAGCCCAGTCGCAGGCCTGCGTGCGCGGGCGGCTGATCCGGGAGGATGAGCTGGACGCTGTGTGCCGCATCGCCCTCACGAATGGCAAGCACACCTACCCGCTACATGCGACGGCCTACGAGCTGATCTGCCTGTGGATCGTGCCCGCATCGGGAGACCGCCACCGGCCGGTTACGCTGCGCTCGCGCGAGTGGCTGAACGCGAACTCTCCCGACTGGCGCCAGCTGGCCCGGCCCGCGTGCGTTGCCATCCAGGACGACACATCGATCCGCGTGGTGGGCACGGTAGAGACCGGCGACACCCTGGCGCTGGAGTGCTACCGGCTGCCGCTGCGGGCCATGGCACAGCCGACAGACAAACCCGAGATCCATGCGATGCACCACGAGCACCTGGTGCAGTGGGCACTGCACAAGGCATTCAGCGTGCCCGATGCCGAACTCTTCGACCAGGCTCGGTCGGCCAACGCCGAGACAGCCTTCACCGCCTACTTCGGCCCGCTTCCCGACAGCGACGCGCGCCGCATCACCCGCACCGACGAGGTGCACCACAACGTGGCGATTCTGCCCTGACCGGAGCGACATCCATGTCCAATACCGCATACCCGCTGGGCGCCCAGAAGATGATCTCCGGCGCCATCAACTTCCTGGCCGACACGATCAAGGTGGCCATCGTCCCCACTGGCTACACCTACAGCACCGCCCACGAGTTTCTGTCCGATATCGGCGCAGTGGTTGGCACGGCCCAGCCGCTTGCCAACAAGTCAATCGCCGGCGGCGTGCTGGATGCCGACGACTTGAACTATGGCGCCATGGCCCCGGGGAGCACCGCGAAGGCGCTGGTGCTCTACAAGGACACGGGCAACGCCTCGACCTCGCCGGTCCTGCTGTACATCGACACGGCCACAGGGCTGCCGGCCGCCACCAACGGCGGGGTGATCACCGTGCCATGGGATGACAGCGTGAAGAAGATCGCTCGCATGAACCTGCCTTTCTATCCCAAGGGCGGCGAGAAAGTGTTCGCCGGCGCGATCAACTTCCTCACGGACACCATCAAGGTGCGAATGCTGCCCGCCTCCTACGTGTATGACCCCGCGCACGAGTTCCTCTCGCAGGTCAGCGCAGGTGTCGGGGTCGATCAGACGCTCGCCGGAAAATCGGTGACAGGAGGCGTGTTCGATGCCAACGACGCTTCGTTCGGCGCGGTCGCAGCGGGCTCAAGCATGGGGTCGGTGCTGATCTACAAGGAAGGTGGCAGCGCCGCCACTTCGCCACTGCTGATCCTCTTCGATGACGTGGTGGGCCTGCCATATGCGACCAACGGTGCGCCGTACACGCAGCGCTGGTCCGATGGGGCGACCAAGATCTTCAGCTTGGTGGCGCCGTAAGCGAGGGGCGCGCACATGCTGCAGTTCCGAAACAACGCGGCCGCCGCGCTGGCGATCGCTCTGCCAAGCGACAGCGGCGACCCGGCCTACGGTACATGTACCGTCGTGGCCGACGGCTCGCAACTCACTTTCGGCGGCGACTTCCCGCAGCTGGGTACGCTCACGCACGCCTCGATGCCAGGGCAGTACGAAATCGTGCGCCTGCTGTCGCGTTCCGATGCGGTTTTCGTGTGCGAGCGCTCTTTGGAGAACACGGTGCCGCTGGACTGGCCAGTGGGCACGAAACTGGAGGCTCGCGTGACCGCCGGCATGCTCGAGCGGTTCCCGCAGATCGAAGCCGGGTTCATGGACGCCAAGGATGGGGCACGGTTCGCCATGAAGGGCTACCCGTCGATCATGCTCAACACCACGCAGATGCTCTCGGGGTCCACGAGCTTCAACCGAAACGGGCAGACCCCGAGCGTGGTGGGCGTGTCTCCGTTTGTGGATCTGGGTGTCCCGCCCACCTGGGCAGCCGGCAACTACCGTCATGGCGATGTCGTGGCGCCCTCAACACCGGACGGCGCCCAGTATTGGCACTGCACCAACAGCGACATGTCCGTGTACGTGGGAGCAGAGCCGGAATTCGCGGGCCCGGGCGTGAACGTGCCCATCGACCCCGCGGACGAATCGCTCGGCTTCATGGTGGCGATGGCGACCCCGCTGGACTTTCTGGTGCGCTTCTCTGGCGTGCGCCTGGTTGTCGAAGAGGTCGGTTTCATTGCCCGCAGCGTGACGGCCGGCGATGTGCCGTCCGTGTCCATCGGCTCTGACCTCGACGCTGGCGCCCCCAATCCCACACGCTACGCCAACAACGTTGCGCTCTCCCAGGCCGCTGGCGACAACCACGTGCACCGGATCCCGATCGCCCTGGGCGGGCAGGTGATCGATACCCTGAAGTTCAAGCTCGAGACGGCGGCCACCGGCGGCAAGTTTGCCGGGCGTTTTTACTGGCGTGGCTTCTTCATTCAGCCTGAATAAGTCGGGGTACACCTGTGAGCTTCCCCAGCATCAATGGCGCGGCCATCAACAGCGAGGAGGGCGGGGACGTTGCGGTCCGCCCCGCTGGCCTGGATCTGGTCGCGCACGGTCAGCACACAGTTTCCGGATTCACCACCGCCGGCGGGAGCGTCCCACTGGAGCTGGGACAGCCGAGCTTGGTGACGGCGATAGAGCCTGTCGGGCTGGATCTCGTGACAGCTGGCGCACATGTGGGCGAACACCAGATCGATGTGCATCCCGCAGGCCTCGACCTCGTGACGCATGGCGTGTCAGCCGTGGTGTTCACGCCAGTGGCCGGCGACGGACTGCCGCTGGAACTGGGCACCCCGCGATTGCGCAGCGGCCTGGACATTGCTGTTGAGGTGCCCGGCATTGACCTGGTGCGGCGCGGCCTGCATAGCGCGATGGTCGGGGGAATTATCGAGCCCGACATGATCACCGTTACAGGCGGCGCGCGGCCGCTCGAAGTCGGGCGGCCTTCCATGCTGCCTGCAGCTGAATCCCGCACGGCAGGCGGTGCGCGGCCGCTGGAGCTCGGCACTCCCTCGGTGGGCGCCGCCTTTCAGGCCGGTGGCGGTCAGCCGCTGCAGCTGGGTGTGCCATCGATCGGCCATGCCGCACTCGCCGGCGGCGCCAGGCCACTGCAGTTTGGAGTTCCTCGGCTCAATACCGCCATCGCACCGCAGGGCCTTGATCTGGTGCGCGCGGGCGTCCACTTCGCCGAGGGCGGCGCCTGGCTTGCTGTTGCGGGCGGTGGGATGCCGCTGGAGGTCGGTGAGCCGGGGCCGCTCGGGCACATGGCCACCACCCGCCAGGCCTTCCCGCTGCAGCTGGGTGTGCCATCGATTTCACGGGGAATCGCATGCTGACCTTCGACTCTTTCACCGGCATCAACAACGTGCTGCCGTCGCATCGCCTCACGGGGGCCGATCTGCTGGGGGCCGAGAACGTCGACATCGACCGCACCGGCCAGATCACCCGGCGCCACGGTGTGACCAAGGCCTCAGACGAGTGCCACAAGAACCTCTTCGAGGCGCCGGGCTACCTGCTCAGCACGCGCGGCGGCCGCTTGGTGGCCACCCACGACGGCGGTGCTGAGCACGTGGTGCACCCAGCCATCGGACCAGAGCGCATCTGGTACGGCCAACTGCCCGACGGGCGTGTGATGTTCTCGAACGGCCTGCTGCAGGGGATCACGGACGGCATCGGCAGCGTCGAGCGGAGCGTGCCTGCCCCCGACAGCCTGGGCGCGCCCGACACCGCGTTCGGCTCGCTCTTTCCTGGGAAGTACCGCTACTACCTCACGCACGTGCGCTTAATCGACGGAGCAGAGAGCCCGGCCGTGGAGGCGCCCGCGGTTGAGATCCTGCAGGGGGGACTGCGAATCGACGGAATTCCCGAGCGTGCAGGGCATGCTGTCAATGTGTACCTGAGCGCCCAGGACGGGGAGGGCGCCTACCTTGCCGGGCAGGCCAATGGGGGCACCTTCGAATTTGGCGGGTCCAACGCGGCCCTGGTCACGCCCTGCCGCACCATTGGCGCGCGACCGGCGCCCGTGGGCACGATCACCGCCTACTGGCGTGGTCGGGTGCTCATCGCTTCTGGCGACGTGCTGTGGGCATGCCGCACCTATGCACCCCACCTGTCCGACTGGCGCGACTTCAAGCCTCTCGGCGCGCCCATCACGGCGGTGCTCCCTGTCGATGACGGCATTTATGTGGGCACCAGCAAGGGGCTGGTTTTTCTGGGCGGCACGAGCTGGGATGGCCTGGTCTTTCGCGACACCAGGCGCGGGCCGGTGGTGCCCGGCTCGGGCGTGGCTGCGCCTGGCGATCAGATCGGCATGGGCGACGGCAAGGGAGGTGGCGATGCGGTGCTGTGCATCGCGGGCGGGCACGTGGTGGCTGGTTTCTCCGGCGGGCAGACGGTGGTGCTGACCGACGACCGCTACCGCACAGACGTGAAGGAGGTGTGCGCCACCTTCCGCGTGGTGGACGAGATCCCTCAGTACGTGGCGGTGCCCCAGTGATCTGGAACCCATTCGTGCGCACTCCCACCGGCCGCCCGGTGGGCCCCGTCGCGCCCCCGGAGTTGCGCGTGCTCGGGGGCGTGGCCACGGCGGAGCAGCGGCTAATGGCCCAGCAAGCGTTCTACCGCTTTTGCGAGGGCCGCCGCGGCTCCGTCGTGCCGAACGCCATTGCGGCCGGTCAACTGCTGGATGGGTCCCGGTATCGGATCGTCGTCGTGGGCATCGTGACCATCATGGAACTGTGGCCCGCGGGCGGCGAGGACGATCGTCTGAGCGGCATCGGCTTGCGCCTGACGAGCTTGACGGGCGGCGTCGTGCCTGGCCACGTTCACTCGGATGGCACCCGGCCTCAACCGTATATCCTCACGCCGCGCGTGGTGCCGGGCACACGCAAGACGACGGGCAAGTGGCGCGTGCGCAAGGTGGATGGCTACAGCGGCGGCAAGGCCGTGTGGGGCGACAAGTCCGGCAAGCGGTTCTTCGCTGGCGTGGACGGCAAGGAATACGACATCGACATCCTGGACTGGTCGTCCATCGACGAGATCTTTGGCACCAACAACCGGGCCTACCGCGTCGGCGAGTACGCGCCCGGGGACCTGATCTATACCGGCGCCGGCAAGGCGGCAGGCGCGTTTCGTGCACGGGTTGACACCGTGCCGGTCGCGCATCGGGACGCCGAGGGCCGGCTGTGGATCATGCAGATAACGCCTGCCGAGTTCCCCGCTCAGCGCCTGCAGCTGTGGGGGCAGCTCTACGACGGCGCCGAATTCACCTACACCATCGGCGATCTGCTGGGCGAGGTGGACGTGCCCGCCGGTTACTCGATGGTCTGGCAGACCATCTCCGTCGCGCCGGATGGCCAGCGCGCGCGCATGGTGTTCCGCAAGGTGGCCGGCGTCGAGTTCGCGCAGGTCGACCTGGCCATCGCCCCGGGCGGCATCTCCATCGCTGCCATGGTCGACACCGGCAGCTACACGCCGGCCACCAGCAACACGGTGAACACCGGCAATCAGTTCGAAGGCGAGTTCGCCAGCACCACGGTGACCACGCCGGCATGGAACTACATGGCCGGTGGATACGGGTACGACGCCAAGGGCAACACAACGGCATTCAAGCTGCGTCAGCGCGCCATCGGCTCGGAGCTCAACTCGCGCTTGGTCGAGTTCCGGGTCCGGGAGGGCGAGATCCTCAGCGAAGACCAGTACCTGCTGCGCACGCTGTCCCGCCAAGTCACCAGCCGCGAAACGTTCGCTGCAACCTCCATCGATTACGGCAGCCGCGTGGTGTCATTCGATGGTGGCGGGGAGAGCATCGACAGCTCTTTCGATGAGGTGGATGAAAGCTGGTATGACCTATCGGTGCCCGGTGGAGTGCGCCGGCGCGTGCGCCGCACAGGGGTCGCCACCACAGTGAGGCGCGACGAGCTTCCCCGCGTGGTGTTCGTAGACGAGCTGACTGACCTGAACATCACGGCGCGCTACATCCACACCGGCACCAACGTGCTGACCACGGACTACACGTTTAACAGTCCGCCGGGCGGCGCCGAAGGCACCGTGGACAACTCCACCAACGTGACCACGCACACCTATGCCCGCAGGCTCACCGTGGTCTGCCGCGGCGTGGAGGTGCTGGTGGTTGACACGACCCTCGACAGCAACGCGAACTGGACCCGAATCCAGTACGCAGCGCTCTCGGCGACAGACCCGCTCACCGGGGCTGTGTGCGTCAACGTGGTCGAGCTGGACTACCAGGCCGGCGCCAGCGCGCCGCCCCTGCGCAGCTGGATCGTGCTGGCCGACGACAAGGGGGCCAAGCAGCTGCGCGATGTGCTGGAGCTACCCGACGGGACCGACGTGCGCGTCGAGAAGGATTTTTCACTGCTGTCTGTGCCATGAACACCATCGTCTGCAACACCCTCACCGGCGCGGTGTCCGAATACACGCGCTACGCATTCCAGAGCATCACGCCGAGATACGGCGGATCCGCGACGGGGCTGTTCGAGCTCGTTGGCGAGACAGACGACGGACTGCCCATCGTCGCCAACCTGAGGCTGCCGGCCACCTTGCAGGAGACCACGTTGAAGAAGCACCTCGGCATGGTCTTCCTGTCCATGCACGGCGGCGGCTGCGCGCGCTTCACCGTGTTCGGCATGCCTGCGCCCGCCCAGTGGCACTACCCCTTCCCGCTGCTCAGGGCTGGCGTGACGCGGGCAGAGCCCGGCCGTGGCATCTGTGAGAACTACATGGGCTTCGGCGTGAGCACGCCGGCCGGCCAGCGCTTCACTCTTGACCGCATCGAAGTGCTGGCCCTCGAATCAAAACAACGGAGAACCAAACGTGGCTGATGTAACCCAAAGCGCAGCAGAGATCGTCAACGACAAGTACAACCGGTCCGTGGACCTCGCCAACCAGGCGTCGGCCCAGGTGGCGGAGTCGGCGCAGTCCCTGCGCGACAGCGTCTACACGCCGCCCACCTTCTCGATGCACTGGCAGATGCTGCCGGCGCCGGTGCTGCCGCCCATTCCGGACATGCCCGCGCTGCCGGACGTACCCCTGGCCATCCCGACGAACACGCCGGGCGAGCTGCAGGCGTCCATGCCGGGTGTGGTGATCGACGGCTTCGACGTGCTGCCGCCCACGCTCGACTTCCCGGTTGCCCCCACGCTAACCATCGGCACCGCGCCTGCGCTGCCCGAGGTGCGCGACGTCGCAGTGCCTGACGCGCCGTTGGTCACGCTGCCGGATGCGCCGGCCTTCCTGTCGCTCAGCACGCACACCTTCAGCGGCCTCAATCTGCACGAGGAGTGGCTGGACAAGCTGGACGACATTCCCACCCTCACCCTCATCGAGCCTGCCCCGTTTGCCTACTCGCCAGGACAGCGCTACGCATCGCAATTGCTGGCAGACGTGAAAGCGACGCTGCTGGCGCGCCTGTCTGGCGGCACCGGCCTGGCACCCGCGGTGGAGCAGGCGATCTGGGACCGTGCGCGCGAGCGCGAGGACCTGCTGGGATTGGCGCGCGAGCAGGAGGTGCTGCGTGGCGCCGAGGCGCTCGGTTTCCCATTGCCGCCGGGTGTGCTGGTCGGCCAACTGACCGACGTGCGCCGCGAGCGCCAGGACAAGTCTTCGGGCCTGTCGCGCGACATCATGCTCAAGCAGGCGGAGATGGAGCAGCAGAACCTGGAACGCACCATCCAGTTCGCGCTGCAACTGGAGACCGTGCTGCTGGAAGACGCCTTCAAGCTGGAGATGATGGCGTTTGAGGTGGCAAAGGCTGTCGCGGACAACGCCATCGCGGCCCACAACGCTCGGATCGAGCACTTCAAGGCGTTGCTTTCGGGGTACCAAGCCTATGCGTCCGCCTACGACACGCTGATCAAGGCCGAGCTGTCTAAGGTCGAGGCCTACAAGGCGATGCTTTCGGCCGAGCAGACCAAGGCCGACATCAACAAGTCGCTCGTGGACCGCTACAAAGCCGAGATCGATGGCTCGATGGCCGTGGTCGAGATCTACCGCGCCCGCGTGGGGGCGGCGCAGACGCTCGTGGAGCTGGAGAAGGCTCGGATCCAGGCCGGCGCCGAGCAGGTGCGCGCCTTCGTCGCCACGGTGTCGGCAGAGACCGCCAAGGCCGACCTGTACAAGACCGGCGTGGAAGCCCAGGCCGCAAAGCAGCAGGCGTACAACATCCAAGTCCAGGCCTACGGCCACAAGGCCAGCGCCCAGGCCGAGGTCGCCCGCGCCAACATCGCCCGGTACCAGGCACTCATTTCCGCAAAGGGCCTGGAGTGGGACGGCTACCGCGCTCGCGTCACTGCAGCATCCGCAGCAGTGGAGGCGGCCGCGCGCAAGAGCAGCATCATCGTGGACGGGTACCGCGTGGGCGCTGCTGCTGCCGAAGCGCAGGCTGGCAGCTACATGCGGCGCTGGGAAGCCGACATCAAACAGTACGAGGCGGGCCAGTCCATCACCTTCCAGGTGGCGCGCATGAACACCGATGCCGTGCTTCACACGAACGATGCGCGCATGGACGCGGCCAAGATCATGCTCACATCGGACTCGCAGCGCCTGGCCAGCGCGTGGGCCATGGTCGGCGCCAACGCATCGATCTCGGGCAGCGCGACGCTCAACCAGACGATCTGACGCTACGGGCGGCGAGCCCGGTATAGGGTTTGGACTGCACCGCAAGCGCGGAGAGACTGCCGGGCATGACTATCACCCCGTCTTGCCTCGCCGTCACGATCATCCAGGGCGCGACCCTGGATGAAGCGTGGGAGCGCAAGTTCTACCCGTATGCGGTGGAGTGGTCCTGCGGGCAACTGGTCAAGAAGGGCAGCGGAGAGCCTGCGCCCAACTCCGACGCCACGCCGGAGGACTACACCGGGTGCACGGCGGAAGCCCAGCTGCGCCACCCTGACACCGGCGCAGTGCTCACCACGCTCAGCACCGCCAACGGTGGCATCGTGCTGGACGGCGCCTTCCTGCGCCTGGCCATGGCTTACGCCGATACGGCGGCGCTCGCGTACGGCGAGACCGCGCCGGCCTGGAACACCTGCAAGGCGCACGTCGAAGTCACGCGGCCGGACGGCACGCGCGAGCGGCAGTACGAGGTCACCTTCACCCTGAACCCGGAGGCCACGGTTTGAGCACCGTTGCTGCCCCGGATACACGCTCGGTCGTCGTGCTGCAGCGGACCACGGTTGTCGCGGTGCGCGAGACCGGCGGGACGCCGGTGGTGACGCCGCAGATCGGACGCGGGGCTGTGGTGGTCACGCGCGGCGCGCCAGGCCGCAAAGGTGATCGCGGAGACCCCGGGCCGGCTGGCGGCGAGACCCTGGTGCCCGTCGGCGCAACGCCGCTCAGCGGCCACAGCATCGTCGCAGTAGACGCGGGCGGAGAGCTCATCCCCGCCGACAGCACCAACCCCACACACCCCGGCACCGTGCTGGGTCTTCTGGCCAGCGCTTACAGCCCGGGCGAAGACGCCTCGGTGCAGACAGGTTTCGTGATCGAGCACAGCGGCTGGAACTGGGCGCCCGGCTTCCTGTTCGTCGGCAGCGGTGGCCAGCCTGTGCAAGTGCTCCCGCCCGGCGCGGTCTTCAGCCAGACCGTAGGCAAGGTTCTTTCACCCACCAGGGTCTTGGTGGACATCCAACCCCCCATCTTTCTTCAATAGGAGCCCACCATGGCCGCAAAGAAATTCCTTCGCCTCATCGCCGGCGGTTTCGCCGAAGTCCTCGGCATCGTCACGTCTGCAGGCGCCGCCAACGCCGGCGACATCCCCGCGCTCGATGACAACGGCCGCCTCGACAACAGCTTGATGCCCGTTGGCATCGGGGCCGACACCAAGGTGGTCGTGACCAGCGAGGCGCTGGCGGCAGGCGACTGGGTCAACTTGTGGAACAGCACGGGCCTGAAGGCTCGCAAAGCGGATGCCACCGTGGCGGGCAAGGAAGCGTGGGGTTTTGTCCTCTCCGCCGTGACCAACGGCGGTAACGCCACGGTGTACTTTGAAGGCACGAACAACCAGGTATCCAGCCAGACCGTGGGGCCCGTGTACTTGCAAACCACTGCAGGGCAGGGCGGCGCGACCGTGCCAAGCTCCGCGGGCAACATCGTGCAGATGCTGGGCGTTGCCCTGAGCGCGACCGAAGTGAACTTCGAACGCGGCACGCCCGTCACGTTGGCATAAGAGATGGCGGAGCGTAAGCCTCTGGTGTTGAGCGGCGGCGGGTTCGCTGAACTGCCCGCTACTGACACCCTGCGGACCAGCCAGCAGGCCGTGAAGGAGGTGGTGGAGACCGTGGTGGCTATCACCGACGGCGGCAGCGTGAATCTCACCCCGGCCAACGGCAGCATCCAGACCTGGACGCTGGGCGCGAATCGCACGCCAACGGCCACCGGCTGGAACGCGGGCACGGGCATGACGCTGATGGTCGACGACGGCACGGCCTACACCATCAACTGGTCCACCATCGGCGTTGCTTGGCTCACTGCGGACGGCAACGCCCCCACGCTCAAGACCACCGGCTACACAGTCATCGTGCTGTGGAAAGTGGGCTCCACCGTCTACGGGAAGTGACCATGCTGCTCTGGCAAAAACTCCTAGCTCAACAGGTGGCCGCTGCGGTGGCGTATCGGTACTGGCGCATCTACGTGACCCTGACCGATGCAGGCGCTGGTTCGGGGGGTGTGCAGATCAACGAGATAGAGCTGCGTGCAACCGTAGGCGGGTCCGATTTGACAACGCCAAGCACTCCCTCCTTGGCATCCTCCACTCTGGCCCCTGGCTATGGCCCCGAGCAGATGTTGAACAACTTCCTACTTGGGGCACCTTGGGCAAGTAGCGGGAGCCCGTCTGTGGGCACCCCGGCATGGGCCCGCTTCGACTTGGGCACGGCGCAGATCGTGCGGGAGGTTGCGATTCATCCCGCAGGGAAACCAGACGAAGAGGGGAGCAGCATCGGCAGCGCCCTTTATGCGCCAAGAAATTTCATGATCCAGGGCTCCAGCGATGGCACCAATTTCACTGATGTGAAGGCCTTCACCGGCCAAACAGCTTGGTCGAACACAGCTTTCAGGAACTTCGCTCTATGAGGTACGTTCACATCGCCGCGCTCGCCGTTGCGACGCTTGATGAAATCCGCCGCGCGCACCCGCAGGTGTCCATGCCAGCAGAAGGTGCTGACTTGTCAGACCTTGGGTATCAGCCTCTGCTGGACACGCCGGCCACCGTGCCCCCGGCAGGCTTCAAGACCGTACAGGTCGCGCCCGTCTTCGCTGCCGGCGCATGGCGGACCGCCTGGGCAGTCGTGCCGCTGACCACTGCAGACCTCGCGGAGCGCACGGCCACGGCCTGGTCAGCGATCAAAGCCGAGCGTGACAGGCGCGCCTCCATGGGCGTGAAGGTCGGCGCGCACTGGTTCCACAGCGATGAGAAAAGCCGCATCCAGCAGCTCGGCCTGGTGCTGCTGGGCCAGGGCGTGCCCGCTGGCCTGAACTGGAAAACGCTCACGTTCGGCCCGTCGCCCGTCTTCGTGCCCATGACACCCGCGCTGGCCAGCGCCATCGTGCAATCCACCGCCGCCAGCGACACGGCCATCTTCACCGCGGCGGAGATCCACCGCATGACCATGCAGGCCAGCCCAGACCCGGCTGGCTACGACTTCACCACGGGCTGGCCCGCATCCATCGAGGACGAAGCACATGACGCAGGAATCCAATTCGACAGCGCCAACGCGGCTTGAGCGCGTGGGCGCCCTGGCTCGGGCCTATGGGGAACAGGTCTTCATCGCGGCCGACCAACTTGTGAACGCGCTGATCCCGCCGCTCGACGGGACCGTCAGCTACGCGGACGAAACGCTGAGCGCCCGGTGCTACCGTGCGCATCGCGACGGGAAAATCCTGGGCCGCCTGTTCATGCGTCCGATCAACTTGCTCTTCTTCTGGCAGGGCCCGGACCACTGCAAGAACGCGTACACAAAGGAGTTCGCGCGGAAGAACTACCCGAGCGAGTATCACCCACCGAACGAGCCGCGCTACACCTCGCGCTCGACGCAGCCACCGGCATAGGGCTTCGTGTTCTTGCGCGGGTCTTCAAAAATCACGCAATGTGATTTCAGGAGGCTCTATGCGAGGCTTTCAACCGAGGAAAGAAGGGGAGCCTACGGCCCCCACCAACGCGCCGAAGCTCGGCTTTCAGCCGGGCATGCGTGCTGCAGTCGCCCAGGCGCAGAACCAGGCGCCGGACACGGTCCCCGCCATGATGAAGCCCGGAGAGTTCGTGCTGCCGCCTGACACGGTGCACGCCATGGGCGGCGAGCAAGCCCTGCAGGGAGTGGTGAACGCCACTCACACGCCCGTGCGGGGCTTTGTGCCGCAGGCCCAGGCCGCTCCAGAAGAGCCGCGCCAGTTCTTCGCGAACGGTGGCCTGGTGGTCGACGATGAGAAGAAGCGCCAGCCAGGCATCTTCCCGAACAACTCTCCGGATGCCGGGGCGAACATCTACGGAGCGTCTAACAAAGCCATCGGCGATACGGTGGGCAAGGCGGCCGGCTTCGTTGCCAACGCCTTCCCAGGCACCACAGCAGCGATCAAGGGTGCCACGCAGGATGCCAAGGACGCCTACCAGCAGGGCGGCTTAGGCGCCGCGGTGGGCCAAAGTGCACGCGTCGCGGCCACCCCGCTGATTGGGCTGGCTGATGACGTGGCGGGCAGCGCGGCCCGCGTGCTCGATCCTGCTGCGAATGCTCTGAAGACTTTCGTCACGGGCGACAGCACGCCGATTGGGCAGGAGGGCGCAGCCGGCGCCAGCGCATCGACGACGCCCAAGCCCGCTGTAGCGGCAGCACCTCCGATTCCGGCCCCAGCGACGCAAACCCCTACCGACCAGCGGTTGGCCACCGGGATGCAGAGCACGCCGCCGGCCGCTGCACCTGCCGCGAGCTCAACCAGCAACCAGGTGATGCCGGGCGTGTACGAGCACGGGCGCGGACAGTTCAGCGACAGTGCGGCCGGCATGGCGATGCCGCGAGGTTTCACCGCGCAACCCAGCGCCCAGAACCTGGCCGCGGCCGATGCGCTCGCAGCTCGCACCACGCCAGCGCCTGGCATGCCAACGGCTCGTGGCTTCCAGCCGCAAGGGGTTGCAGCTCCGACCGTGCGCCGCCTCACGAGTCATGAGCTGCGCAACCTCGAGGTGAGCGCGAGCAGCATCACGAACAACGGTGGTCGCTTTGATCCCACGAAGGGCAACAACGCCGCGCAGGCAGCCTATCGCGGCGCACTCGCTGCCGATGCCGCAGCAGCGGGCGCGCAGGCCACGGGCGACGTCGCGGCCATGAACGCCAATGCCGGCCTGCAACGCGAGGGGTTGCACCAGACTGGCTCGCTGGAGCGCGAGGCGCTGCAGCAGGCCGGAGCGAACGAGCGGGCCGCGCGTGGCTTCGACATCGACCGCCAGCGCGTGGGCATCGAGGGCCGGCGTGCGGAAGGCGAGTCGAGCGTGCGCGGCTTCCAGGTGCGAGCAGCCGCTCAGCAGGAGCAGCTGCGCGGCGTGCTCACGGATCCCGCTGCCACGGCACAGCAGAAGGCGCAGGCGCAGGCCGCGCTGCTGGCACTCAACGGGAAGGGCGACAGCTGGAAGGCTGTGGCGCTGCAGGGGGGCACGGATGCCCAGGGCAACAAGACCGAGAGCGTCCTGGGTGCGGTGAACGAGCGGACCGGGGAGATGAAGCGGATGGAGGGGCAGGGGGCCGCGCCTCAGCCGTCAGCCAATCACGTTGCAGCCCTCAAGGCTAACCCAGGTCAAGCCGCTCAGTTCGATGAGGTTTACGGCAAGGGCGCAGCAGCAAGGGTGCTGGGCGGTTGATAGGCTACAGCTGCTTCTGCAGCAATTCCTTGCCGTAGTTCGGATCCTTGAAGGGGTTGTCGGGTGCCGTTTCAGAAACGGGTGCTGGTGCTAGAACAGCAGGTGCGGGCGTGGCGAACTTTAGCGCTGCCTGTCCTTGCTGAGCCTTTTGAATGTAGGGCGTGGCCAAGGTGATCGCCACCAGCACCCAGGCCGTGATGAAGAAGCCGTGAGGCCATGTGGCCCGTGCGCGTTTGCGTGCGACCAGGAAATACAGGCCGAAGGCCACGCTGGCAACGATCAGGGGGGTGAGCCACGTGCTCAGCCACACGAATGCTGGCTGGGTGTCGTGCTTGATCAGGGGATTTGCCAGGGCCGCCAGCATCATGGCACCGATGTGCAGTGCAGGGCGTAGGAATCGGGATGCTGGGGGCTGTACTGCTGCAGGCGTCATAGAGGAGTCTCCTGGATTGACTCTAGCAGAGTGCCCTAAAATGTTGCAGGGCCTACTTGTTGTGAACAGTCGCATTCGGCCCATCAACCTTGCGGCCTTTGGTGATCGCTGTAAGTTCTTCCAGGAATTGGTGCACAATACTTCCAGGTACCTAAGAAATTGGGCACCGCGAGCCTGTGCCGATGTTGGCGTGATCAGGCATCGACCTCAAAGGAGATTCCCTATGGCATCAATGTTCCGTGAAGGCGATGGCTACGCCTGAGTCAATTCGGCCTAACAGAAAACCCAGCACTATGCTGGGTTTTCTGCTATTGGGTCTGTTTCTTTTATTTGTCCTGTTTGTTGGTTGGCAAGCATTTGGACTACCGCCCAAATCGCCATGGCGACTGCAAATCCGACATTGGGTTGTTTTCATTCCGGCTACTACAGCCGTTTTTGGTTGGATCATAACGTCTTGGGTGACGTTAAGAAATTCGATTAAACAGCACACAATTACCACGCTACTTCAATCACGACTTTCTGCAACTTACATGTCGTACGCCGACAAGGTCGGCACCCACTATACGGCCTACGACAAGCGCAAGAGAGCCGATCCGACGATCAAGGAAGAGCCAACGGATGGCATTGATGAAATGGCCTTGCGCTATATTCTCAATTATTTTGAATTTCTTGCGATTGGAATAAAGCGTGGTGAATTTGATGAAGACATGCTTCGAGATAGCTTGCGTGGTATTTTAAAGAAAAATACGCAAATGTCTCGGATGTGGATTGCCAAAGCAAGAAAAGATAATCCATTCTTGTACATCCACGTTGTCTGGTTACACAAGCGCTGGCATCCGGACGACACCCCGCTCATGTAAAACATGCGGACAACGGCACTTCGCTGGCGCTGACCCTGTATAGGGTTTCCGGCTTTCTCTCCGGGGCGAGAGAGTGGGGGGATGGCACAGAACCCGTTCTCCGACCCAAACTATGGCGCAGAGGGTGCCCCGAGCACCAACCAGCCCAACCCGTTCTCCAATCCTGACTACGGCAAAGCCCCAAGCCGGAGTCTCACAGACTACGCCCGCGACGTAGCCGCCACGGCGGTCAAGGGCGCTATCGGCGTGCCTGAGGCAGCCGTGGGCATCGCCGACCTCGTGACCGGCGGCCAAGTCGGCAAGGCCTTGGAGAACGAAGACGGCCCTGTCGGCCTCCGTTTCAAACAGGCCAAGGAAGTAGCCAACGACTGGCACTCCGACGCTACCAAGGAAGCGCAGCGCAAGTTCCAGGCTGCCGATGGCATCGTGGACAAGGCCATAACGGCGGTTCAGAACCCCTCCACCATCGGCGTCGCCGTCGGTGAATCCATTCCAGGCATGGTTGCCGGTGGCGCTGTCGGGCGCGGCCTGATGGCGGCGACCCGCCTGGGTCAGATGGGCGCCACGGGCGCGGCCGTTGCTGGTGCCGCGGGAGAGGGTGTGATGGCGGCTGGCTCTGCCGCTGAACAGATCCGACAGGAGACCCCCGACGGCCTGCTCACCCCCACGCAGGCCGGCCTGGCTGGCGTTACCGGCGTCGCCACTACCGGCCTGGGTGTGCTCGGCGGCCGCGTCGCGAACAAGTTGGGCATCGGCGACGCCGAAACCATGCTGGCTCAGGGCACGAAGGGAATGGCCAAGCAGAACGCGGACGACGCTGCCCGTGCGGCCATGAACCCGCTGGTGCAGCAGCAGGCCGCCAAGGGTATCCCGCGCCGCGTGATCGAGGGCGCGATCGCGGAGGGATTCCTGGAAGAGCTGCCGCAGTCGGTGGCAGAGCAGGTGTTCCAGAACCTGGCCCTGGGTAAGGACTGGCTCACCGACGTAGATTCGGCCGCTGTGATGGGGGTGCTCTCTGGTGGTGCCATGGGCGCCGGCGCGGCAGGTTTCCACGGCTTGAAGCAGACGAAGGTCTCCGAGCAGGAAGTGCAGCGCAATCGCGATGAGGTGGAACAGGCCACAGCGCGGGCACAGCAGGAGGAAAGCGCCGGCCTGCGCCGCGTGCGCGAGGCGTTCGCGCAGCAACTGGCTGAGGCCAGCAACACTCCCCCGGTACTGGACCAGCAGGCCCTGGCCGATGCCGGCGCGACGCCCGGCACGCCCCGACCCGTGCTGGACATAGCCCGCATCGACAGCATGCTGGCCGACGAGCCTCTTTCCCAGGACGCCGAGTTGCCGGCCGCGGCCGCCTCGGCGGCGCCGGTGGATCCAGCGCGCGCGCAACTCGAACAGGCCGCCGCCGGCGGCGGGGCACTTTCGTCCGCGGCGCTGACCGCCATCGATTCCGGCGCATCCGACGCGATGCAGCAGGCAGCCGCAGCTGCAGCCCGGGTGGAAGCGGAGCAGAAGGGCGCGAAGAAGCCCGCTGCAGCAACTCAAAAAGAAGAGCAGCAACCGCAAGCGCGACAAGCTCTAGACGGAGAAACGGGCGAAATTCTGCAGCCCACCTCCGTCCAGACCTGGACCGACGAGCAACTGTCTCAAACCTTCCGGGGTGCGCAATCGCGCGAGGTGCGCCTGCAGCTGGCGCAGGAGCTATCGCGCCGCCGCGCCGTGCGCGAGCAGCAGGAGCTGCAGGCCGAGCTCGACGCCGAGCAGCGCGGCACCGTGCTGGGCGCCGATGGCGCCGACGCTACCTTCGCCTCGACCACCGAGGATGCCGGCCCCGTGCCGGCCGAGCTTTCTCTTCCCACCACCCAAGGAGTACCCGATGGCGCTCAAGCCACCCAAGCCCAGCAAGATCGCGCGCAGCCGTCGCAAGTCGCAGCAGCGCCATCAGTCGCACGCCGAGCACCAGCAGATCAGGGAAGCCCAAGCGCGGGCAGCGCTTTCCCTGCCGCAGGGGTAGTCGATGGCAGCACCACGACTCCGAACGCTGGAGCGCAAGCAGCGGCAGCGCCAAGCGCGCAGGGCGCGGCGGATTACACGACAGTCAAAACGGCCGCCGGCCGAAGCTACACGGTCCGCACCGCAGACCTGAGTGGCAGCAGCGAGAAGCTGTCGACCTTCAATGCCAAGGGAAAGCCTTCGGCGGTACGGGTGCCTCGCGCGGCCATCATGCAGGTCCAGGAGGCGATTGGTGCGCAGCAGGTTGCGGCGCTTGATGCGCCTGCTCAGACAGCTACTAAAAACGTAGCGAATATTGCCGCTTCGGTCGAAAAGGCACCCGCACCTGGTCAGGCTACCGAGCAGCCTGCCGCACCAGCTGCCGCCCCGGCAGCGCCCGCTCGCAAGCCGCGCGGTATCTTGGCCAAGAAGGCTGCCAACGAAGAGGCCGCGCGCGCCGACTACTTCACCCCCGGGAACATCGTCACGAGCTACGGCGGCCACGATCGTGTGACCGCCTACAGCCCGCCCGATGCCGATGGCCGCTGGAGCGTGACCGTGCGCGCTGTGGAGAAAGAAGGCGATGCCTGGCGGGACAAGGCCGGCGAGCAAGAGCGTATGCACGACACTCAGCCGGACGCCCGCGAACTGAAGGCCGGTCCAGTCGAGCGCGCCGCACCAGCACCAGCACCAGCACCAGCACCAGCACCAGCCGCCCCGGCGGACCCTGCCCCGGCGGCTGCCGAACCTCAGGCCGATCGCATCACTGATTTCGGCGAGAAAATCGGCGGCGCGCGCAAGGACCAGGCCGCGAGCAAGGGGCCGAAGATGGCGCGGCCGCGCAGCACTGACGAGCGCCCCGCCTGGGCGCGGCGTTACGAGATCAGCCAGATCTCCAAGAGCAGCCGGCTGGGCGAAGAGGGCCGCTGGGCGGTGCGTGACGCGCGCAGCGTGGACGCGTTCCACCAGCCGCGCCAGATGGGCCGCGACACCTACGCCACGCGCGAGGAGGCGGAGCAGGCCGTGCCGCTGCTCGCGGTAGCGCAGAAGCACCGCGTGGTGCCCGTGCGCGGCGACGGCGCGGGCTACGAAATCTGGCGTGACGTGAGCGACCGCAAGCGGGTGAAGGTGGTGGACCAGCTGTTCCCGACCCGCGAGGCGGCGCTGGAGCACATGGCGAGCAACGCCCAGGCCATCATCGAGACGAACACCACCTTCGGCGAGGCGGACCTGCCACGGCCGCCTTCCGAGGTGCGCACGGGGGCTGAACGGCGCAAGGGCGACGCGCGTGACAGCGACTTCATGGAGGTGTTCGGCTTCCGGGGCGTGGAGTTCGGCAACTGGAACAACCAGCAGGAGCGCCAGCAGCTGCTCAACGATGCCTACGACGGCTTGCTAGACCTGGCCGAGGTGATGGACGTGCCGCCGCGCGCGATCAGCTTGGACGGCGACCTGGCGCTGGCCTTCGGTGCACGTGGCCATGGCCTGAGCAGCGCGCGTGCCCACTATGAGCCGGGCAAGGCGGTGATCAACCTCACCAAGATGAACGGCGCGGGCTCGCTGGCGCACGAGTGGTTCCATGCCCTGGACCACTACTTCGGCCGCCAGGACGGCAAGGCGCCCGCGAAATGGGTGGTGGGCAAGGACGGCACGCGCTCGCTGGAGATCCACGACGCGGCGGAAAGCAACATGGCCAGCGGGGGCACGCGCGGCGAGCGGTCGGGCATGCGCCCCGAGCTGCGCGAGGCCTTCGCTGATGTCATGCGCACGATCGCGCGCAAGGCTGAGGCCTATGTCGAGGACACGGCCAGGGCGGACAAGTTCGTCGCCTCCGCGCGCGAGGACGTGAGCCGACGCATCAAGGACATCCGCGCGGACCTGGCGCGCGACCTCGACCCCAAGTACTACAAGCGGCACAACAAAGCCGCCACGGCGGAGCAGCTGGCTGAGTTCGATTCCGTGGCGGAGAAGATCGTCGCCGGCGAGCTGCTCGAGCTGCGCGTGGAGTCGAACGAATCGGCCCGCTCGATCGCTTCGGGCATCCGCTGGACGAACGACGCGCTCAACCGCCTGAGCGCCGTGATGAAGGCGGTGCGCGGCCGACAGGGCTTCACCGCCGACAAGGACGGTCCGCTCGATCGTCTGCGCGGCCTGATGCAGAACTACAGCGCGCGGCTGAAGATGCTCGCAGACGCCCAGGGCTCGACCGAGAAGACCCGGGCCGTGCCCACGGAGTTCGTCATGAACGCCAAGGAGCTGGACCAGGGCCGGGGCCAGGACTACTGGACTCGCCCGCACGAGCTGGCCGCCCGGGCGTTCCAGGGCTACGTGGAGGACAAGATCGCGGAGCGGGGCGGGCGCAGCCCTTTCCTGAACTACGGGCCCGAGGGGGCGGTCATCGCTACGCCCTGGGGCTTCAAGCGGCCGTTCCCCGCCGGCACCGAGCGCGCGGCGATCAACAAGTCCCTGGACAAGCTGGTCGAGGTGATCCAGACCCGGGAGAGCGACGCCGGCGGCGTGGCGCTGTTCCGCCGCGAGTCCGCTGACAGCGAGGCCCAGGCGCCCGGGTTCGACGTGGATGCGTTCCTGCAGGTGATGAAGCAGCCCGCGGCCTACTCGGAAGCCGCGCAGCGCCAGGCGGTCACCTCGGTGTCTGCCACGGTGGACGCGATCCGCGCCGCGTGGGGCCCGAACGCGCCCGATGTGGTGGTGGCCTTCGACATGCAGGATCCGCGCGTGCCCGAGGCGGCGCGTGCGGCGGACCTGCGCCAGCGCAGCGGCGGCGCGCGCGGGGCGCCGGAGGGCTTCTACTACCGTGGCAAGGCCTACCTGATGGCCTCGCGCCTGAACACGCCGGCCGACGCGTCGCGCGTGCTGTTCCACGAGGTGCTGGGCCACCACGGGCTGCGCGGCAAGTTCGGCCGCGAACTGGACCAGGTGCTCAACCAGGTGGCCACCATGCGCAAGGCAGAGGTGGCGGCCAAGATGCAGGAATACGGGCTGCGCGGCGTGAACAGCCTGAGCGTGCGCGAGGCGGCAGAGGAGGTGCTGGCCGAGATCGCGGAGAAGAACCCCCGCCTGCATATCGTGCAGCGCGCGATCGCCGCGATCCGCAACTTCCTGCGCGCCAACGTGCCCGGCTTCCGCAACATGCGGCTGACCGACAACGACATCATCCAGGCGTACATCCTGCCCGCGCGCGAGTTCGTGACCCGAAAGGGCGACGCGCCAGGGCCGACCATCGCGCGGGCGCCGGTCCCATCGTTCAGCCGGACGGAATCGACCCAGGCAACCTACGAGTCGCGCATCGATGCGCTTTTCGCTGGCGGAAAGGCCCAGGCGGGCACACGCATCCTCGATTCGTCGGACGTGATGGGCTTGCTGGGGTATCCGACGGTTCCGCTGATGCTCAACGAATCGCACCTGCGCGATGGGCTGACGAACCACCCCGAGATGACGGCGGCGGCCTGGAAGAAGGTGCCAGGGTGGATTGAGAACCCTGCAGCTGTGTATTCCGATCCGCGCCATCCGACGCGCTTGACGCTGATCGCTCCGGAACCGCTAGCGGGGTATCCGGTCGTGATGGTGATCGAATCGAGGCCGAATCCTGCGGGGTCCAAGCCTCTTCCGGTCGAGCCGACCGAAAGCTTGCTGGTCACTGTCTATGCGAAGACCGCAGGCGGGTTGCCGGCCCCTGGCTACCTGGCCTCCAGCGGTCACTTGAAATATGTGGACACGAAAAACGCCCCTGAAATCTGGCAGCGTGGAGGGGGCCAATTCCCCAAGCAAGCTGCCCTCTCTCAGGGGCGCCAAAAGATTTTAACGGAGAAGCAGCTTGGAGGCTACAGGCGCGCTCAGGCGCAACCGGCAAAGCCAGCGGATGGCGCCGAGGGCGACGCTGCGCTTTTTAGCCGCTCCAAGCTGCAGGACATCAAGGCGTCGGCGCTGGAGCAACTGCACCAAACGCTGCGCCACGAGGGCAAGGTGTCGCTGTGGGACAAGACGGTCGGCACCATGCGCCACCTGGGCGAACGCTCGCCGACGTTCAAGCCGGTGTACGAGGCCGCCCAGCGCTTCATTGACGACGTGTCCATGCTCGGCAACGACGCCGCCGACATGGCTCCGCGCCTGCTGCCGCGGGTGGAAACGCTGGCCGACCTAAAGAAGAAGCCCATCACGGCGGCCGACAACAAGGCCGTGGCGCGCCCCGTATTCGAGGGCACTCTGATGTGGGCACGCGATGTCGACGGCACGCCGATTCAGGTGGACGACCTGGCGAAGAAGTACGCCAACGTGCCGGCAGCCGAGAAGGCGCAGATCCTGCTGCGCGCCGGGCGCATCGACCCCGAGGTGCTGCGGATGTGGCAGGGTCTGCCGCTGGCCCAGTACGAGGCGGCCGTGAACTCCCGATTTGAGAGCAAGGCGCTCAAGCCGGGTGTGGTGTGGACGCCGGACGAGCTGGCAAAGATGTTCGGCCTGAACGCCGGTCAGGTGAGCCTGTACCAGGAGGCGCGCAGCGCGATCGACCGCTCCATCGACATGACCGCCCGCGCCGACATGCTGCGCGCGCTGGGCACCGACTACGCCGGCATGCGCGACCTGGTGCTGCAGCAGGAGAACCTGTCGGACGCCATGAAGGTGCTGACCGACACCCTGCAGGCCGACGCGCGCGAGAACCCCGACCGGGCCGAGCGCCTGCTGGGCCTGAACAATGCCGTGGTCAAGAGCTACGAGCGGGCCAAAGAGCTGCAGGACTTCGGCTACGCGCCGCTGTCGCGCTTCGGCCTCTACACGGTGGACGTGGTGGACGCGGCGGGCGAGCGCCAGTACTTCGGCATGTTCGAGACGATGCGCGAAGCGAACCAGATGCGCATGCGCATGGCGAGCACCTTTCCCGGGGCCACGGTCACCTCGGGCACGATGAGCCAGGAGGCCTTCAAGCTGTTCCAGGGCATCACCCCCGAGTCGCTCGAGCAGTTCGGCAGCATGCTGGGCCTGAGCAACACAGGCCACGAGGCCAAGGACAAGGCCTTCCAGGCCTACCTGCAGCTGGCGAAGAACAACCACAGCGCGCTCAAACGACTGATCCACCGCAAGGGCATCGCCGGGTATTCCGAGGACTTGGGCCGCGTGCTGGCGAGCTTCGTCTACTCGAACGCCCGTCTGGGCGCCGGCGGCCTGAACGCGGGCACGCTGGAGACCGCGATCGAGGGCATCCCGAAGGAGCAGGGCGAGTTGCGCGACGTGGCCATGGGCCTGCGCTCATACATCCAGGATCCCCAAGAGGAGGGGCAGGCCGTGCGCGGCATGCTGTTCGCGCAGTACCTGGGCGGCTCCGTAGCGTCCGCGCTGGTGAACATGACCCAGCCCTTCCAGATCACCATGCCCTGGCTGAGCCAATACGGTGGCATGCGCCGCGCCGGCGCGCAGCTGGCGGCGGCCGTGCGCGACATGGCGCGCGGCGGTAAGTACGAGACGGACCTGGCGCAGGCCCTGCAGGCGGCCGAGGACGACGGTGTCGTGTCGCCCCAGGAAATCCACCAGCTGATGGCCCAGGCGCGCGGCACGGGCTCGCTGCGCACCGGTGACGGCACGCGCGCCGGCGACGCGCGGGCGGCCGCGGCCAACAACTGGGAGCGCGCCAAGGTAGCCTGGGGCCAGCCCTTCGCCCTGGCCGAGCAGTTCAACCGCCGCAGCACCTTCATTGCAGCCTACCGCCTGGCGAAGGAGCAGGGCATGGATGCCCCTGGCGAGTTCGCCCGGCGCGCGGTGGTGGAAACGCAGTTCGTCTACAGCAAAGCCAACAAGCCGAAGTGGGCGCGCGGAGCGATCGGCGGCGCGCTGTTCACCTTCAAGACCTACTCCGTCAGCTACCTGGAGCTGATGCAGCGCATGTGGACTCAAGGCGGGCCGGAGGGGAAGCGCGCCGTCGGCTGGGCCCTGGCCATGCTGATGCTGATGGGTGGCGCGGGCGGCCTGCCGTTCGTGGAGGATCTGGAGGACATGATCGACGGCGTGGGCCAGCTCATGGGCTACAACCTGAGCTCCAAGCAGTGGCGCAAGCAGGTGATGCGCGAGTACATCGGCAAGGAGCTGGGAGAGTTCGTGGAGCAGGGCGTGTCCGGGCTGCCCGGCGCGCCGATCGACATCTCCGGCCGACTGGGTATGGGCAATCTGCTGCCCGGTACCGGCCTGCTTCTGACCAAGCAGAGCCGCGAGCGGGATCTGCTCGAGGTAGTGGGGCCGGCCGGCGACCTGATCGCACGTGGGTTCACGGGTGCGCGCAAGGCGCTGACGGGCGACGTGGGCGGCGCGGCGCTGGAAGTGTCGCCTGCCGCCGTGCGCAACGCGGCCAAGGGTATCGACATGGCCACCAGCGGGATCTACAAGGACACCAAGGGCTACAAGGTGATCGACACCACGCTGGGTGAGGCAATCTCCAAGGCCATCGGGTTCCAGCCGCACAGCGTGGCCCAGGTGCAAGAGTCCAACTCGTTCATGCAGCGCAGCAAGGCCTTCTACACGCAGACCAGCAGCGACATCAAGGCTCAGTGGGCCCAGGCGCTGTTCGAGAAGGATGACGCCGCGTTGGCCCGGGTGCGCGAGCGCCTGGCGGGCTGGAACCGGGACAACCCGGAGCAGCCCATCACGGTCGACATGCGCACGGTGTGGAAGCGCGTGCGCGAGATGGGCAAGAACCGCACGGAGCGGATCGCCGAAACCGCGCCGAAGGCACTGCGCGGTCAGATGCGTGAGATGGCACGGGAAAACGGGTAGCCCGGTATAGGGCTGGGGCTTTCGGGCGGGGCCCGGAATCATCCCCAGCCATGAAAACCGAAACCCTCGACACCCTGGCCAACCTCGGCAGCAAGGCCACTGCCGCGGGCGCCACTACGAGCGTCGTGGGGACCTTCTTGCTCAATAACGCGATAGGGGTCTTCGGTGCGTTGATTGCGTTGATTGGCCTGCTGATCAACGTGCACTACAAGCGAAAGGCCAGCAAGCGGCGCGACATCGAACTGGCGCTCAACACCCGCGCGACGGAGCAGGCGCTGGAGCTGCAGCGGGTCGAGGCCGCGCAGAAGGTGGCTGAGCGTGCGCTGCGCATGGACCTCATGCGGGCCGGTGTCGACGTGGGCCCACCACCCAGCGACCTTGCGCCCTTGACCGCAGTGCCGACTTCTGGCGGCCCGGAGGATGACGATGAGCGATAAGGTCAAACTCATCAAAGTCGCCGGCGGCGTGCTGATTGCCGCATCGGCGACTGTGGGCACGATCCTCACCAAGTGGGAGCCCGCTAAGAACGACCCCGGCATCGTCTACGCGGACAAACTCGCCGGTGGCCTGCCTACCGTGTGCAACGGCATCACGCGCCACATCACCAGCGCACCCGTGATCGTGGGCCAGCGCTGGACGCCGGAGCGCTGCGCGCAGGAAGAGGGCGCCGCTATCGAGAAGGTCCAACAGCAGTTGGCCAAGTGCTTCACCCGCACGCCCCCGCAGATCGTTTTTGACATGGCGACGTCGCACGCCTGGAACAACGGCGCCGCGAACACCTGCAGCAGCTTGGCCATGGTGTCTTGGAACGAGGGGCTGTGGGAGCAGGGGTGCCGCCGCCTGAGCCTGTCCGACGATGGCCGCCCGGTGTGGAGCTTCGCGCGAACAGGCCGCATCCTGCCAAACGGCAAGCCGGAGATGCGCTTCGTTCAGGGCCTGGCCAACCGGCGCGCGGACGAGACCGCGACGTGCCTGGCCGGTCTGCCTACTCCCTGATCCACCACGAAAGGCCCGCCATGCGCACCACCGCCGCACTCATCGCCTGCATGCTGACGGTCACGGGTTGTGCCAGCCCGCAGGCGTGCGCGCTTCTGGACACAGCACTCAGCGAGGCGCAGATGGCCGAAGCCTGGTATCTCGAAGCGGGGAAGGTGCTGCAGGCCTGCGGCATCCCCGAAGCGATGGAGCGGGCCGACAGCAAGGCGTGCTACGCGCGCCGATTCAACAATACATCGGTGGAGTGCGAATGATCTTCGATCAGGTCAAGGCCTACGCCGCCATCGCCGCCGCCCTGGCGTTGGGCGCGGTTGCAGCAGTCCAGACCGTGCGCCTGCACACAGCCCAGCTCGACGCCGCCAATTCGCGAACAGCGAACGCCAGGACCCTGGCCCACATCGCCGACCTCACGACCAAAGCTCTTTTGGCCGTACGAAATCAAGAAACCGCCTGGGCTACGGCCCAAGAGAGGAACGACCGTGAAACCGCTTCACAAATTGCAGCAGCACAAGCTGATGCTGATGGCGCTCGCCGTGCTTCTGACGGCCTGCGGCAGCGCATCGCTTCCCTTGTCGCCGAAGCCCGTGGACGGGCCGCGGGTGCCGGCGCTGCGCCCGCAGTCGAGGCAACCGGCGATCCCATCGGAGTGCTTGCCGACGTGCTCGGCCGCGCTGACGAAAGAGCGGGAATCCTGGCTGCGTACGCCGACAAGGCCCGCATCGCCGGCCAGTCCTGCGAGCGCGACTACGACGCGCTGACCGAACCGCCCCGGCCGGCTGCCGGGTCAACACACTGAGAAGACTATGAACTCCCCTGTCATCAAGCCTACTGTGGGCCGCGTCGTTTGGTTCTACCCATCGCAAAACCCATCCGAAGCTGGCTTCGCCCGCCATGCCGACGGTGGCGGCCCGTATGCCGCATTGATCGCACACGTGTGGAATGACCGCATGGTCAACCTGTCCGTCTTCGATGCCAATGGCGCTGCACATCCGAGAACGAGCGTGACATTGCACCACGGGGAAGGCGATGTTCCTTCGTATCCGTTCTGTGGCTGGATGCCCTACCAGAAGGGGCAAGCGGCCAAGGAAGATTCCGCCAAGTTGGACGCTGCCAAGGACGGGCTCAAGTGTTCATCCGAACGTCTCGCTTCAGCCTGGGGCATGGTGGGCAACGCCGCGAACAATTCGACCGCCCCGCGCGTTCCTACCCACCGCGAAGATTTGGAGCGCACCCTTGTTGGCGGCATCGCCCATCACATCGGGAACAATCCTGAAAAGGCTAAGGCCATCGCAGATGGCATCAAGACTCTGCTGGATGGGTTGGCTCCTATCGTGCCCCAGCCTGCAACCATCGACGCACTCCCCGTCATCGACCCCGGCTCCGACTCCCTGGAGCGCGAGATCCAGGCTAAGGCCAACAAGGCTCCCCGTGTGACGCCCGCTGCGCTGCAGGCTGAGATCGTCAGCGCGCACTACTTCACGGCGGCCGATGGGGTGGCTGGCGAGGCGAGCCTGCGACACGGTGTTGCAGTGGCTGGAGACTACCCTCCAGCCTCTGCGCTCGGCCTGCTCACGTTCTGCGTCTTGGTGCTGCGCAACGGCTTCACAGTGCACGGCGTTTCGGCCTGCGCCAGCCCGGAGAACTACAACCAGGAAATCGGCGAGCGCATTGCCCGCGAGAACGCCGAGCGCGAGATCTGGCCGCTGCTGGGCTTCCGCCTTCGTGACGAGCTGGCCCGCCCCGTGCTGACCGAAGGCGACGCAGCCGCAGACCTGGCCGGCACCTGCCGCCCCGACAACCACACAAGCGCCTGCACTGCCTGCAAGCTGGGCAGCTGAGCATTTTCCCGCTATGGCAAGGGCCATCCGCCGGTAGCCGCGGCACAAACCCCTGGAGAACCACCATGTTCCGTTCCTCTCGCTTCCTCTCCCTCGCCTTGGCCGCATGTCTCGCCGCTGCAGCTTCCGTTGCTGCTGTGGCTGACCGCGTGGTGTCCGCCGTGAGCCGTGGCGTCGATAACCTGCTGCGCGCCTGGGTGGAACCCTTTCAGATGCAGGCTGCGGCGCCGGCCCAGACGAAACCGCGCGTGGCATTGGTAGCCGCTCGTGCCTTCGTGCTGCGGGTGCTCAAGCGACGACCCACGGTCCATCCTTCATGGCGGATGTGTCCGTCGATCTGAACCTTGCGTCCCAGGGCGTTGCAATAAGAAGGCCCGCGTCGAGCGGGCCTTTTACGTTATCCGGTCGCGCTCTTCATGGCAGCACCAGCACCCCGCGCCTGCTGTCCGTGTGGATGATAGTCGCATGGGCTTTGCGCAGACCGGCTTCCAGGGCATCGCAACCGCTATCCGGCAACGCGCTCGCCTGCAGAGCCCGATGTCTCCAGGTAGTTACTCTGGCAGGTAGGCATCTTTCCATGACGTTGGAAGCAGACGATAGGCCCACTCACTAGTGCCATGAATGTGCGCGTCCGTTGTGTTAGAGCCAAGGCTTGATGCCAATTGGCCTTCAATGGCTGCTTTGACGACGGTCTTACCTATTTCATTCAGCTCTGATGACTTGGTCACAGTATTTGCCACGCCAATGAGAACCGCAGTAACCCCGTCGAGTTGAGAACTACGTTTTTGCATGGTGTCCTGTGTGTTCAGAAGCGCCTCAGTTAGTGTTGCGAGTGTCTTCTCAAGTTGAGCGACCCGTGCTTGAAGCTCTTCGATCTCTTCGTTGCGCTCTGATGTCATGTCCGCCTTCCTGGCGATAGTTGCGTGAGAACTTCATCGTATAGGCGCGTGGGCGAAATCGTGTAAGTAGACTGCGTGGCCTGGAGAAAGGAAAACAGTAGGCCCGGGACTGTCGGGTTGCTATGGGCACGTGTGCGCCGACACCATTCCCGGTGAGCAAATGCGCATCGACCCAGACGGGATCGCCTAGCGGTTGACGTCGCTACAAGGGGCGGTTCGGAGCTGAGGCCGTGGCGCGGCCCAATGGCGTAATTTTGCTGACAGTTGCTTCCCCCTCAATACCTGGCGGTGGCAGCGTGGCTTCCACGAGTTCAGCTGCTACGAGAACGCGTATTTTGTCGACCGACGCGACGTCGTAGAAGATCTGGGGAAGCGGTTGATTTGCTAGTTGGCGCAGAAAATCTTGGGGCATGCGTGTCTTCTGTGTCCGTCAAAAAGGAGAGATTCTATGGATACGGAGTCGAAGGGAAAACGTCAAAAGACATAGCGCCACGCGCCCAACAGCACCGACCAAAAAAGCCCTCCGTAAAGGAGGGCTCAACTTGCCAGATGCAAGACAAGGGAGGGATCGCCGCCAAGTGGCTGACGGCTGGAGCGATGCTAAAAAGTTTCTGTTGATTGCGTGTAAGACATTGCCGCAAAATGCTCGCCCTGACATTCAGATTTTTCACTCCAGATGTTCATTGTGTTGATCCGATGCAAGTCTGGGAGCTTCACGATCATTGTTCCGGGAAATTGAGTCCAGTACAAATACGGCGCTGCTGGGTTCTGACTGTTTGGCTACTGTCATCAGGTGACGTCGATACTGCGCTCGCACGCCCGAGACGGGGTAGTCGACAACTAGACTGGTAACATCATCCGCTACAACCAGTTCGCGGCCATCCATCGGTCCGCCAACGAATTTCACATACATCTTGCCGCAATGCTTTTCGAAGGTCGCTCACATGAGCGTCAGGAGAGTATCAAAATCCCGCGCCTGCCATCGATACGCAATATCGCGGCTCCGGGTTCACTCTTCTGGACGACCGGTACGCCGACAAGTGAGCCCGGGTAGACATCGACGACATCGGGCAAAACGGCAGCCAGTGCTTGACGGTGCGATCTCTGAAATTCAAGGAACAGATCTGGGCCCAGCTCGACGCGCGCCGGCATGGGGCGACCTGATCTGGGTTCGGAATAGATTGCTTCGACCAACAGCTCGATGAGCCCTGGTGCTTTTTGCGGGCGCTGATGAAATTCAGCAGTCATTGGCTGACAAGTGGCGTCTCCGCCCCGTCTACAGCAATCACGACCCCGGGCGATGCGTCGTTGACCTCGAGCTTGACACCCATGAAGGTCGTGTGTTCGTCCATCGCCTGGCCGGTGACAGCCTTGCTGATCGACGCCCGTGCGTGTTTCAGCGTAGCGTTGTCAGCCGAGGAGAGGATGAATTTTTGCGGATACGCGTTGTTGTGCGCTTTCCAGTGCGCTTTCAGCGCTGTGACGAGCTGCTCGTAAATGTGGGCCATGGGCGAGAGTTTACGGGCGTGCGGGAGGTCAGAAGGGCGCCGGCGAAACCAGGAACTCGATCGGCCCCGGGCCCTGGTACAGGACGCGGCGGGTGCCTACGATCGACACCGTCCACTCGTTGTGTCCGGTCTGCTCAACGCGGTAGGCTGACACCCACAGGTCCAGCGGCATCTCGCAGGGCATCCGCCCCGGCGCGCCCGGTGTGCGCAGCAGCGTAGGGTGGTCGGGAGGCGTGCTCAT